CGCCCGCGCCGGCATCACGAAGACCGACGAGATCAACCGCTGCATCCTCGACGCCCTCGGCCAGCTGGAGCGCCGCTGCCTTCGCTTCATCACCGAGACCATCGTCCAGGATGCCAGCGACGCCGGGAGCCTGCCGAACTCCTATGTCTTCGACCTCAACCTGTCGGAGCGCAGGGCGGCGAACAAGATCCCCGCGCTGACCGCCGTGATGCACGACTACGCCGTGCAGCATGCCCTCGCCAGGTACTATGAGACCGTCCACCAGGCGGAGCTCTCTGCCGCACACGCCAAGTCCGCGGAAGGATACGGCATCCAGATCGACGAACTGCTCTATCACAAACAACCCCCGCGCGTATGAGATTCAGGATAACACTACCGGAAGAACTGCCGGACAATGGCGGAAAGAAACGCCGTTACGTCCGCATCAGCAAGGCCGAGGTCTACAAGGACATCGACCTGTTCACCCATAAGACCGTGGACGGAAGCGGCAACCCCGACCCTCAGGTGCGGAATGCCGTGTCCTCGGACATCACCGAGAGCGTGGACGGAGCGGTGCTCGCCCGCCACGTCCAGTTCCGCGACGCACAGCTGCGCCGCCGCCTGGCCTTCGCCCTCGTCGAGATCGAGCAGGAGGCCGCCGACGACACCCTGCCCATCGACGACAACCATTTCCACTACTGCTTCCTGGTGGACGACAAGTTCAAAGACGCCCTGCTGAGACCCCTGGCGGAGTACATCCACCGCTTCCTGGTCTTCGGCGCATTGTTCGACTGGTATTCCAAGTTCGACATGGCACAGGCGAAATACTATGGATCGCAGATAGACGGCCTGGAGGATGAGATCGCCAGCCTCCTGTACGGCACGTCCATCTACAAGCGGCCGCTCCAGCCGTTCGGGCCGGCCCTGCCGCTCAACGGACCCGCAGAAAGAGTGATTTGATATGCCAAGGGGAAGAGTGAAGGGCGACGGTCGCGGCCAGCAGGGCGGAGGCCGGAAGAAAGGAACGCCGAACAGGATATCGACAGAGACGCGCGAGCTCATCAAGAAGTTCGTGGAAAGCCGCTGGGATGAGTTTATGGCGGATTTCGACAAGATAGAGAACCCGAAGGACAAGTGCTACATCATGGTCAGCATACTGCCGTTCGTGTCGCCGAAACTCGCGAACGTCGAATATAAGGACAAGGACAAGCCGAAGACCCTCGCCGACGAACTCGACGAGCTGTCCGGCGAGCCTACGCGCGAATGAGATGGAACACCCGTGGCAGACCATACTCGGGCAAGCGCCGAGCAAGTCCAATTCCTACAAGATTATCAATGTGGCGGGCCATGCGAAGCTGGGCAAGCAGGGCGCGCTGGCGCGTTATGAGAAGGCGTTCTACATCCAGTCGGGATACTACCGCAACCTGATGATAGACGGCTATTTCGAGCTCTATATCCGATTCTATTTCACGACAGAGGGTCACGACCTCGACAACGGACTCAAGGCCGTGCTGGACTGCCTCCAGCAATGTGGGGCGATCAAGAACGACAACAAGTGCGTCAGGATCGTGGCCGACAAGTTCAAGGACAAGCTCAATCCGCGCATCGAGTTCCGCCTGGTGGAGATAGAATTGTCAAAAGGTAGCCATCTCCCCAAATGTTGAATGCCGAAATAACCGAGAATCTTTGTCATTTTGTCGAATTCAGGCAGAACCCTGCGAGAATACGACATTAAGAAAAGTCCTTTTCGATTCTTGAATCGTTGGGAAAGATAGACCGCAAAACCGCGGTCTATTGTTTTTCTTTGTTCAGTTGAAAAAAGAAATTCACCATGGGACTTCTCTCGAATCAAAAGCGCGGTATCGCACAGGGCGTCCTCGGGGGCGTCACGGCTCTCGGCGCGGCCATCTACGGCGGTATCAAATCAGGCAAATATAACCGCAAGGCGGAGGAGCTGATCCAGAACCAGCGCGATGCCAACAAGCAGTGGTATGAGATCGCCTCTTCTCGCGACTATACCCAGCGGTCGGACGTCCAGGCCGCCATCAAGAAACAGCGCGAGCTCCTCAACGAGCAGTACAACCGGGCCAAGGCCTCCAGCGTGGTGGCCGGCGGCACGGATGAGGCTCTCGCCTTGCAGAAGGCTGCCGCGAACGAGTCGCTGGCGCAGACCACGACGGACATCGCCGCCCGTGCCTCGGACTACAAGGACGATGTCGAGCGTCAGTTCCGCCAGCAGGACGCTGCGCTGAATCAGCAGCAAGCGGCCGACTATCGCCAGATCGCCGCGAATACCGCGCAGGCCGCCAGCCAGGCCGTCAACGCCGGCCTCAATATGGTCGGGCAGGGCGTGCAGACCTACTATCAAAACAACCCGCAGCCCGCCCTGAACCCCGGTGACCCCGGCTATGATGGATGGTTGCTGAGGAAAAATTCATAAGCCATGCTGACATACGAAGAATACCTCAAGCAGCAGCAGGCCTCGGAAAACGACCTTGTCGTCGACCAGGCCATCGGCGCTATGCGCGCGGCTGGTGTGGGTGGCATCGACCAAACCCTGACGCCCTCCACGCCGGAGTCTCCCGTGGCAGACCAGCCGCAGGTTGTCACCCCCGGCACGACGTCGCCTGCGCCCGGCAGCGACTATCAGGCCACGATGGACAAGCTCGGCAAGGACTACACCGACGCCGTGAACGCCAATGCGCAGGACTGGCAGGACTATGTCCTCGGCATCGCCAAGCGCAACGAGGAGGCCGAGGCTGAGATGCGCCGCCAGGAAGAGGCGTCGCGCAGGGCGAGCGCATTCACGGGCGTGACCGAGGTGGCCGCGAACATTGCGAACCTGCTCTCCGTGGGGCAGGGTCACGCCACTCCGCAGAGATACAACACCTATTCGACCGGCTGGATGCAGAAGGCCGATCAGGATATGCGTGAGCGCCGCCGTCATACGGAGAATATGCGTGGGCAGATGGATCGCCTCAACTACCAGATCCAGCAGGTGAAGAACGCCGACAGACTCGGCGACATCAAGCTCAAGATGGAGATGGCCAGGGAGGCTGAGAGAAAGCGCCTGGCCGACGAGGAGGCAAGGAAGAAACAGGCCGCCGCCGATGCCGCCAAGCAGGAGAAGATCGCCGCGCGCGATGCCACCATGCTCCGCAGCGGATTTGTTCCTGACGCGAACGATCCGTCCGGTTATCGTTTCGATGCAGACCTCGCCCGGCAGATGGCCGAGGCGAAGAAAGCGCCGAAGGCCGCTGGGAGCGCCGGAACGAAAGCCGCCGCCATGCCGGCGGCGAGCCCGGCCGCAAAACCTCAGGCGACCAGCCGCGTTGTCACCCCGCCGGCCGCAGCTCGGCAAAGCGCTCCAGCGCCGGCCTCGGACACGACGAAAGTGACCAAGCCCGCACAGGCTACGGAGGCGAGCGGTAACGGCAACAGGAAATACAACAGAACCACGTTCCTGCCGCCCACGCAGAAAGACTGGGAGCGCGGCATCGACAAGAGGAATTCGCCACAGGGGCGCAAGAAAGTGGGCGGAAAGCCCGAGCAAAAGAAAGACGACTGGGATCAGTTCAAAATCAAATAGACAATGGAGAATCCTGACGGCAAGAAAGTCCGCTACAGCGTAGACGGCAGCTACTATGATATCCCTTCCGACAGAGTCGAAGAATTCGAGAAAGCCAAGCCGCAGGCGAGGCAGGTCTATCGCGTGGGGGAGGATGAATACGCCATCCCCCTTGACCAGCGCGAGAACTTTACCTCGCAGAACCCGAACGCAGAGTATTGGAACGGCGGATATGTCAATGCGGAGGCCCAGCCTCAGGCCGTGCAGCAGCCTCAGGAGAGGGGCAGTTTCCTTTCTCGCGTAGGCCGCGCCCTCTCTGGCGCGGAGATGTCGCCGCAGGGGATGAGCCAGCAGGATTCCACCGCCCTGGAGCAGAAGCAGGGGCAGACGGCCGCCGCCGCCAGCGCCCTTCCCGAGGGATGGGAGGAGCGCAGCGCGGAGTTCGACGACGACTACAACGCCTATTCCAGCGTCATCAACGCCCGTCTGGCCGCCAAGGACGAGGCAAGGAAGAAACGCTCGATGGAGCGCGAGAAAGGGATGGGAGCTTGGCTCTCGTCCATCTATAATGCCGGTCAGGCGGAGGGCGGTGCGGCCATCGTTCCCCAGGCCAGGGAGGAGATCGAGGAGGGCGGAGACGCCGAGGCGGATCAGCTCCGCGCGGCATCCAGCATCCTCGAGAGCGCCAAGCGCCGCAAGGATGCGGCCTACAACAAGAAAGGTTTGATCGGCGGCCTCGCCGACTCCTTCACGGCTGACACCTGGGATTTCGGCGTGACCGACCTCAAGACCGCACGTCAGGTAAATGATCTGGCCAAGAAGCTCGAGGCCGGCGAGGAGCTGACCGAGAACGACAACATCCTGCTCGAGGCACTCGTCCAGGACGCCTTCACCAACGAATACTACGGCGACCAGCTGAAGAGGGGATACAAGGCCGGGCAGGTTACGGGCGAGTCGCTCCCCTTCATGCTCGAGTTCATGCTCAACCCGCTGGCCGGCGGCGAGCGGGCCGCCTCCGGCGGCGCGATCAAGGTGCTGGAGAAACGCCTCGCCAAGGAGATGGCGAAACGCGCAGAGCGGGCGGGCGTAAAGGGTATGGAGAAGACTCTGCTCGAGAAGGGCGGAGAGCTCGCGCTGAAGGGCGCTGCAAGGGGCATAGACGACCTCCTGAGTGCAGGTGGTATCGCTGCTACCACGGGCGCTGGGCGCACGGCTGCGGACGCCTATTCGCGCAAGAACGGGCAGGTGCAGTATCACGAAGACGAGGACGGCAACCTCACGTTCGACGGCCTGACGGGCGGAGAAAAGGATTGGTGGAAGGCCGCTGCGAAGGCATACGGCGCGACGACCATCGAGGATTTCTCCGAGATGTTCGGCAACTACTTCCGTCCGATCGGCCAGACCGGCAAGAAAGCCCTGTTCGCGATGAACAAGAAGCTCGGCCTCGGCAAGGTCAACAAGATGATCGACGGCATCGGCTCTGCCGAGTGGGTGCATGCCCTGGACGACTTCCTGGAGCGCACCGACTGGAACGGCGTCGGGGGCGAGTTCGGCGAGGAGATCGTGGGCGGCGTGATGAACGCGCTCACGGTCGGCGACCAGAAGCTGGACGCCTCCGAGGAGGGCGTGTTCAACAAGGACAACCTCATCGACACGTTCCTCGGCGTGGCCGTGTTCGGTGGTTTCGTGTCGGCGATGAAGACGGCCGGCTACCGCACGGCGTCGCAGCGCAACGAGATCGCCTCGGAGAAGGCATCCAAGCAGGGAGAATCGGCGTTCGGGGACTACTGGAATACCCTCAAGGGCATCATGGACGAGGATGGCGAGAACGCCGTCCGCTATGTCCTCGGCTGGGCATATGCTCCTGAATCCGGCCTGACCGACGAGCAGAAGAGCGCCGTCGGGGATTATGCCCGCCTCAAGCTCGAGAGCATCGGCATGGAGAAAGGCCGGCAGAAGAAGGAGGAATATGTCAACGAGGGCGTTGAGGAAGGCAAGGCCGCATCCACGCCGGAGGAGATCGGCCGGCTCGATGTGGATGAGGACTATGCCCGCGCGAAGGCGGAGCAGGAGGGTGACAACCCGTCGGCATCCACGGAGCTGGAGATGGATCGCGCGGAGGCCGTGAGGCAGGGTCGCAGGGAATCCGTCCGCGACAACATCGCCCAGCAGGTCGGCCAGCCGTTCTGGTCGGGAGAAGAGGGGCAGGAGTCCGTGCGCTCGCTGACCTATCCCGATGGCCGCGAGGTCTATTTCGTGGCACAGGACGAGAACGGGAACTATGCCACCGTGGACGCGGATGGCAACAAGGGATTCATGACCGAGACGATGATCGCAGAGGCGACGGAGAACGAAGGTGCGGTGGATGCCACCGTGCCGCTCGGAGAATATCTCAACGGCAAGCTCGCCGTGCAGGACACCGAGGCGGAGCAGCTCCGTATGCAGCAGGATCAGGCGAACAACCTCGCCGCCGTCCAGCAGAGAGTGCAGGAGGAGGGGCGTGTCAACCTCGGTACGCCGGAAGCGGAGGTATGGGGAACCGTCATCGGCATTGACCCCAATCCGCAAGGCGGCGTCGCCGTCCAGGTGGAGGGCGAGCAGGAGCCGCGCATCGTTCCCTGGAGCGAGGTGGCCAAGTCCTACCGAATGCCGTTCGCGCCGAAGACCAATCAGGAAGTGGCGAACGCCCGCGTATCTGCCGAGGACGAGGTGAAGCGCTTCAACCAGGCCATCACGCCCGGCACACGGCTGGACGTGCCGCTTGTGGGCGCGGAGAACGGCGAGGTCGCATCGTATGAGTTCCGCCGCGCCGAGAACGTGGACGGCGAGGTCATCATCAAGGCATATGATCCCGTCATCGGTCAGGAGGTGGATCTCGCCCCCGAGATGGTCGTCAATATGGACGCCGCGATGGGCAGGGAGATGGCGATGCCGGTCACGGACGTGCAGGGCAACCCCGTTCCCGAGGTTTCCGCGCCGAGCGCACCCGTGCAGACGTTCGATGACCCTGTCGCCAACGAGCTGGGCATTTCCAGCGACTATGCCTACACCACGAAGAAAGGGCAGACCGTCGTGGACGGCAGCAAGCTCTGGGCGGAGAACCCGACGCTCTGGGCAGAGTGGAACGACCGCAACCCGAACCGCGTAATCCCCACGAAGGAATATCTCGAGAGCAAGCTCAAGGACATCGAGAAAGAGGTCGGAGCGGCTCGCTCTGCGCTCGAGGAAGAGGTGAAAGGCAGCCAGAACCCCGACCGCATCGAGGAGTTGCAGGCCAATCTCAGCCAGAAGGAAAGCCGCCAGCAGGAGGTGCAGAGCCTCGTTGCCAAGTATGAGTCGGCGGAGGCCATCAGGGCACAGGCCGAGGCCGAGGCGCAGAGAATGGCGGAGCAGCAGGCGGCCGCAGAGGCACAGGCTGAAGCGCCGGCCGAGGTGGAACAGGCCGCCGCGGAAGAGGTGCAGCCGAGCATCGCCGGCGAGGAGATCCCCGCCGAGCAGATCGTGGAGGGCGCGCAGGTCGCCCTGAACCTTGCCAATACGATGGAGGAGAGGGCCGAGGTCATCCAGCAGATGCTCAACGCCATGGGTGCAGAGAGGACGGTCGTGACGACGATGGACGGCCTGGTGGAGGCGATGAGAAAGGCTGGAGAGAGCGAACGCGCCCTGTCGCAGGTACAGGAAAGGCTGGACGAGATCAGGAGCAACGGAGGCCGCCTGGAGGGCTTCTACGACCCCAATACGGACATTGTTTTCATGGTGGCCGACGGACTCCCCACCGCCGCATATGCCAACAGGATCAGCATCCATGAGGGCAAGCATATGGAAAACCACGTCACGGGGGCGCAGTACGATGCGTTGTCGACCGGCATCACAAGGGACGAGATGCTCGACGTGCTGTGGAACTACAAGCATTCGCGCGGGTATAGGAACGACACGAACTCCCAGCTCGCCGACGAGGCGCTGGCCGTGGCCGCAGAGATCGCGGAGGAGGAGGGCGTGGATGCCGTTCCCGGAAGACTGCGCGAGTTGGGCGTGGTGAACGAAGATTTTATTAACTTTGCACAAAACAACGTCGAAAATGGAAGAAGAAATGGTCAGCGTCGGCATTTGGGACAACGGGATGCACTACAGCCTGTCGATACCGAGGTCGCTGGACGAGAAAATGAACGAGATCAGGGAGAGGAACCCGGAGACCTGGGCGGAGAGGTCGTTCGACCTGATGAAGGAAGCGAGGAAGGAACTCGAGGCGGAGAAGAGCCAGCCGAGTCAGGAGAGTCAGGAGAATCCGGCATAGTAACCCTCCAGCAGGCGGAGCAAGACCTCGCGAACGATGGTCTTGCCGCCAACGAGGAGGAGGTTCGCTTCTCCGTCCGGTATGCGCCGAAGGAATCGGAGGTCGATGCGATAGCGGAAGACATCGCGACGGCCACCGGCGTAAGCAAGGAAAAGGCACGGCAGTGGGTCGAGTCCGAAACGGGACTCGTCCCAATCATCATGGACGAGCAGAACTCGCCTTACCTCGACTATGAGGGCGACGACCGCTATACGGCCATCAAATCCGACTCGGACTACCCTCAGGGAACCGTAGACTTCAACAACATCTGCCGCAAGCGTCTCCCGTTCACGGAGATGTATCAGCGCATCCAGCGCGACTTCCCGAACACCATCATCACGGGCGACGACCTCGCCACGATCCGCAACATCATGAAGAGCCACGGCCTGATGGTGGCCTGCGGACTCTGCTATGTGGAAGACCGCCGGCAGCTGCTCGGCGAGATCGCGCAGGGTTTCATAGTGGAGCTGAGCCGCGACTTCCGCGACTATGAGAAGGGTAGCGAGCAGAAGAGAAAGAACGCCGAGAAATTCCGCAAGCTGGTCGGTGACGACCACAAGGAAGACCTGTCCATCTATGACCTGCTCACGCTTGAGGGTTCGTCGCGGCTGGCGCAGGAGCACCCCGGCATCTACAATGCCTTCCAGGCCTTCAACAATGCGCGCGGACAGCAGTCCGGCAACCTCTTCCAGGGCTATGCCGAGTACAAGAGAGAGATTCTGAGATGGAGCAAGAAGAAGGTCGCACAGGTGAACTCCCTGGGCGGCCTGAGAATCTTCTCCTATTCCGACTTCGAGGCCCATCACCTCATCGACCTCGTCCAGATCATTCAGGACTGCGCGAAGAAGGGCGTCATGATCCAGGGCTACACCAAGGTGCCGGCCTTCGCGCGCATCGTGGCCGGTACGAACGTCAAGTTGAACCGCTCGCTGATTCCACTCGGAGAGACCGGCATCGTGGATGGCCGCCTCGCATATGACCCGGTGGAGGGCATCGACATCAACGACCCCGACTTCCTCCCGTCCAACGACAACATCGGCAATATCCTCATCGGTATCAACGACGAGCAGATCCGTCTCGCGATGGCAGACCCCTTCGTCCACTTCATCATTCCGTACCACTCCAACCAGAGCAGCCTGCTCCGCAAGATGAAGCAGACGGGAGCCTGGACGAACTACAAGAACGAGCAGACCGAGAAGGCGCTGCCTGGAACGGATAAGGGTTCGGTCGGGCATGGCGTCAACATCTACACCGATGTGCTCGCCGCCGCGAAGAAAGAGGGCAATCCCATCACGAACGAGAGGGAGTTTACCGAGAAATACCTCCAGGTGTGCAAGGAGCGCGGCCTAAAACCCGTGTTCGCCCGCTTCCTGGACGTCGACGAAGAGGGCGGCTACAAGTATGTCCCCGGCTACTACAAGATGCTCGTCGACTTCAAGCTCTTCGATGAGAACGGCAATATCCTTCCGCAGAAACCCGTCGTGGCAGAGTTCGACGATGCCTTCAACCAGAAGGTTCTCGAAGACTATGTCCGCGATGTCAAGGCCGAATCTGGCGAGAATCTCGACGGCGTGTACGAAGAGATCGTCAAGGAGCTTGGCCTGGTGGAGCGGTCTGCATCGAAGCTGACCGACGCCCAGAAGAAAGCCCTCGCCTTCGTCAACGGCGAGACCATTGAGGAGGAAGAGGCCATCCGCCCGTCCATCTCCGGCGATACGCAGAGGCTCTTCGATGCGGCCAAGGAAAGGTTCGGCGTCACGAAGGACATCCGTGAGGCCGGCTATGTGCTTCCCGACGGCGCGATGCTGGATTTCAGCGGACGCCATTGGCTCAAACCTGGCGACGACAGCAGCTATCTCGCCGGCGACAGGACTGTCGACCATCGTGACATCCAAGACATCGGATATGAGCGCGACGGCAACACGCCGACCGGCATCAAGACGAGTATGTCCGACTTCATCAGCAGGGGCGCTATCCGCATCCACGACGGATCTGGCGCATCCATCAACCTTGCCGTGAAGCCTACGCCGGAGCAGGTGTCCGTGCTGACGCGCCTCATCGAGCACAACAACGGAGATGTCTACCTCGACCTTGGCGATGGCGAGCACACCAATGCCTCCGCTTACTACGACAAGACGAGACCCAATCGAATCATCAACGACATCAAGCGGTATTTCGACGAGGGTGTCGAGCCCGCAGGAAGCATCCGCTTCTCCCTCCGCGGCATCTCCGGCGCAGAGAACGATGCGGTGGCGATGCAGAACCTCGACATCGCTGAAGAGATGGAGGCCGCTGGCAAGGACGCCAAGACCATTTGGCAGGCCACCGGCTGGGAGAGAGGCGCTGACAAGGGATGGAGAAACGAGATTCCGGACGGGAAGCCGAAGGTGCTCCCGATGGGGAAGAAATCGTTCAAGGTAAAGGATCTCATCGAAGCGCCAGAACTGTTCGAGTCCTACCCTGAAATTGCGGACTATAAGGTCTCGCTCAAGAAGACCAGCGGAGCCGGCTCGTTCAACCCTACAAAGAAGGAGATCGAGCTGGACAGCGACTACAACGTAAAGACGGACATCAAGGAGGGAAGCCAAGAGGAGGCGATGAAATACTTCAGCGAGCATTTCACAGAGAACATCGACCGCATTGCCGCCTTCAGGCGCGATGTGGAGAAGCAGTTCGGCGAACGGAAGCTCGTCAAAGAAGGCGTCCGGACGTTGATGCATGAGATCCAGCACGCAATCCAGAGCATCGAAGGCTTCGCCCGTGGCGGCAGCTCGCGGGGCCAGGCGCAAGACATTCTGTCCGCAGCATATAATGACAAGCCAGAGCTGGTTACCTTCGCGAGATGGTTCTCCTCTGAGAATTCCATCGCGAAGCTCCTTAACTTTGGGCGGGAAAGGATGCTCAATCTGCTTGACCAAAAAAGAAACATAGACGCTCTTGATGAAGAGTCGAAGCGCAGACTCACGGAATTGAGAGACTACATCTCAGACCGCCTTGATGTTTGGGGCTATCGCGGCTTCGTAAACGAGGCCAGTCGTCTTTGGCTCGACTCACTGGATAAGGGCGAGATGAACTACAACAAACTCGCAGGAGAGGTAGAAGCCCGCAATGTGGAGAAGCGCTCGAGGATGACCGAGGAAGAGCGCCGCAACACCCCTCCGTCCGAGACCGAGGACGTAGCCCGCGAAGAGCAGGGGGTGAGGTTCTCCGTCTCCGCCGGGAGGGTGGCGCGCGAGAATAACGCCGTCTTCGATGGGAAGCGGTTCTTCAGCGGGAGCGTAAACCTCAAGAATGGCAAGATTGAGGAGACGCATACCTACGAAGATGCAAAGGAAGATGATTTTGGGACGGGATATTTCTCGAAAGGCCAGCAAGACAAGATGGAGTCGGGAGAGTCCTCGTCCTTCTACATCGATGAGGATGGGAAACCTCGCAATGGAGATGGAGAAGAATTCTCGCCGGATATTGAGGAGGCGATTCTCAAGCAGGTATATCCCTCCGTTCTTGAAAACAGAGTCATCTATAATGGCGCTCCAATCTATGCCGGCAGCATCAATGTCAAGGATGGTGCTATTGAGGAGACCCACTCCTATGAAGATGCGGAAAGGAGCGACTTCGATAATTATTTCTCGCCGGAGCAGGAGGAAAAGATAGATAGCGGCGACAATGTCATTTTCTGGATTGATGAGAATGGCATTCACTTCCAGGGCGACATCACCGAAGAGGAGAAAGAGCGCCTGACGGAGGAAATCAGGAATCAGGTGTTCTCTATTCGGACGACACCGGTCGATGAGAGCAATGAAATCCGGTTCAGCATCCGCGAGGGCGAGCCGCCGAAGAAGACCGGAATCGGCTACAAGGTGTTCTACCAGAAAGATGGCAAACTGTATCCGCCGATGGTCGCCAATGCAGGCGGCGTTGACACTCCTGTCGGTGTTTGGCTCGATGCGGAAGCCGCTCCTATCGTCGGCGAGTCGAAGACCGGCCGGCCGAAGGTGAAGCAGGGCGGAAAAGGCACGCAGGGTGGCAGCGGCACGCTCGCATATCGCCCCGGCTGGCATCTCGGCGAGATCCCGTATGCGCTCCAGTTCAACCGCATCAACCCGGAGACCGGAAAGAAGGAGCTCTTCCCGAAGGATTTCGTGTGGGCAGAGGTTGAATACGCGATGGATAACGACTACCAGCAGGAGGCCGAGGCCGAAGGTATGACCGAGGGCGGCAAGTTCCGCCACTCATATGCCGGCCTGAAGCGCGTCCCTGAGAACGGCTACTATCGCTACCGCACAAACCCGAATCCGGAGACCGATCCCTGGATCATCACGGGCGCGATGAAGGTCAACCGCATCCTCTCCAACGAGGAGGTCGACGACCTGGTGCGGCAGGCCGGAAGGGAGCCGCAACAGAGAGAGGGGGATGTCCGCTTCTCCATCGCTAACGATACATCCGATGAATCTAAAATCGCGGAAGGAATTGTCAGCAGCTACGATAACCAAGACGGCTCCGAACAGTACCCTTGGGTCGATAACGGGGAACTCGTCGACAGGATAGAGAAGGAACTCCCGTACGGAGTAAAGACGAAGCCTATCTTCGCCAAGATAGATGAGTACCGTAGGCTGGATGAAGAAGATTTCAACGAAGGCCGCAGGGATTTCTCGGGCGGGGAAAAGGAAGAATTGTTCAACGAGATCTTGTCAGACTTGCAATCGCTCGCCAGAAACGATACCGGGCGGGGTGGAGACCTCCGCTTCTCCGTCGCCAACGCCAACCAGGAGGTCTTCGTGAGCAACGCCCAGCGCGCCGTGGAGAACATCCGCCAGGAGAAGGCGACGCCGGAGCAGTGGCTGAAGATGATCGAGAAGGGCGGCGGCATGAAGGCCGGCGAAGACAAGTGGCTGGGTCTCTCCGACTGGCTGAAGGGCCAGGACAAGAAGAGCATCACCAAGCAGGAGATTCTCGACTACATTGGGGAGAACAAGATTATCATCGAGGAGACAAGGTATACCGGAAACCTCAGGGATGAGATACAGGAGCATATTGGGCAAGGAAGAAGCCTCTCCGAACTCCAAAGCGAGATTGATGAAATACGCGCCTCGGAGGAGTATAAAGGTCTTGCCGGAGACAGGATTGATTCGGATCTCCTGACAGAGGTTATGATTGACCGCTACGGCGATGATTTCGAGATGGGTTACATCATTGATGAGGAGGGTATGATTGATTACGACATCGATGTGTATGCGGATCGAGAGTATCAGGAGAATTATACTGGGAAATCCAAGCCGATTAATTTTGTTCGTAGAGGATACACCACCGAAGGTCTCGAGAACAACGCGGAAATTGCCTTGACAGTCCCGACCATTGAACCGTGGAATGAGCAAGATGATATCCACTTCGGCGATGCCGGCGGTGGCAGAGCAATCGCGTGGGTGAGGTTCGGCGACGCCTTTACTGGCGAGGAAAAGTACGATAGCGGTTTGCTCGGCAATGCCGAAGAGGCGCGGAAATCTATGGATGAGTACACCTCCGAATTGATGAAGAAATATGGGTTAAGTCGGCTCAACCAACTTGACTCCGCAATTTCCAAGGAGGAGAGAGACAAGATGCGCCGCCTCCAAAAGAACTATACCCGGGCTTCCTGGCATGCCGGCGAATCCAGGCAGGTCAGCAATGAGAAGAAAGTCCTCTTCATCGACGAGATCCAGAGCAAGCGGCATCAGGAGGCGAGAGAGATGGGATGGTATAAGGGAGATGCGGAATATACGCGAAAACTTGAAGAGCTCCGCAATGAAAGAATGGCAGCATCAAGAGAATTGGATTCCGCTGTCGCGCAGATTTCCAAGGAATATGATGAACCATTATCTCGCACTTGGAACAGTCTTGTATACCCTCTCCGTTCGGACACTACCGAAAAAACAAAGAGATTGAGGGAGAAAGAAGCCCGTCGGAAATATGGAGACGAAACTTATGAAAGAATCGTAGAGCTTGAGAGGAAAGACGGCGATTTGGCGCAACGGCTTGCAAACCTTATCGGCAAAAACGAGGACGGCGTCCCCGCCGCCCCCTTCGAGAAGAACTGGGCCGAGCTGTCGATGAAGCGGATGCTCCGCTACGCCGCCGAGAACGGCTACGACTATGTGGCCTGGACGACGGGAGAGCAGCAGGCGGAGAGATATAGCCTCGGAGAGGTTTTGTCTTCAGTAGACAAGACGGGCGACAATGATTACACCCTGTACCTTACGAACGGAAAATCGACTGATATTGTTGTTGACGACGAGGGCGTCATTACGGGGACGGATGCCTTCAGCGAGGAATGGGGAGGTAAGCGGCTTTCGGAGGTAGTCGGAAAGGATCTCGCCGTTAAGATGATGTCAATGGAAGTCGATAGCGACGATCTTGAACATATCGATTCGAGAATCGGCGGCGAGGGCATGAAGGGCTTCTACGACGAGATTCTGCCCCGCTTCATGAACAAGTACGGCAAGCAGTGGGGTGTGAAGGTGGAAGACATCACGCTGCCCGATCTCGGATACGGCGGTATTACCGCCCACTCCGTTCCCGTCAACGAGGCGATGAAGGAGTCCGTGATGGAAGGCCAGCTGATGTTCTCGGTGTCCCAGCAGGAACAGACTGACCGCGAGCGCCTGATCGACGCCGCCGAAAACGGCGGCCTGAAGGCCGTCATCGGCCCGGAGAATGTCGAGGACATCTACCGCGAGGCCTATGCCTCCATCCCCCAGAGCGCCCTGAAACCCATCGTGGAGAAAGGGCTCGCCGAGGGTGGCGACATCATGGGCCAGCTGCGAGTGTATCTGCACGACCTTGCGCTGAACGGCACGGAGAACGACGGCACGGGCCTCCTGTTCAAGCTCTTCGAGGACATCCGATACATGTCGAACAACCCTGCACTCACGGACAACGACATCCGCTGGATGCTCTGGAAGGAGACGTGGAGCGAAGACCCCGACAGCATCCTCGCCATCGCGGCCAACCGCGCCATGAGAAACCGCTGGGGCGTCGGCGAGCCGCCCGTGGAGCAGGATTTCAAGGAAGCTGCGGAAGACGCGCAGAAAGCGGCCGCAGAGCGCGTGGAAACGGCGAAAAACGACCTGAAAGAGGAGAAGAAAGGCCTCTACGGGCCGCTGGATTCCATCGCGAAGGCCATGGCCGCGCAGAAGACCTACGACAAGGCGACCGTGGACAGCATCGTCCGCTTCGCCAAGGACATCCTCAAGGGCGGAAACGTCAGCGAACTGAGCCGCAGAGAGGTGTCCCGGCTGCTCTCGCTCATCAACACCAGCACGGGCAAGAGCCCGAAGCAGGCCTCGCGCTATGCAGACCAGCTGGTGGAGATGCTCCTGAACCATATCGCCGAGGAGGAGAAGAAGAAATTCGAGAAACTCGTCAAGGTGAAGGCCAGCAAGGTCAAGGACAGCGGCGTCGAGGTGCAGGGCAAGCTCGACCTCGTCGGCCAGGCCGTCATCAAGGCCTTCCGCGAGAACATGGGCAGCCCCGTGGAGGACATCCGCACCCGCCTCGAGGAGGTGTCCGACCAAATCACCAGCGAGGACGACGCCGTCCGCGAGGGTGCCCTGGCCGAATACAGCGGCCTGATGCTGGCTCTCCAGTACAAGGAGGACATCGCGGAGAACATCGAGGAATACAAGGATCTCAAGAAGGAATTCGACGCCACCGGCGTGAAACTCGCCGACGTCATCGGGCGCAAGGCCTACGAAGAGTTCGTCAAGGAGTCGCGAGACGCCCTCCGCAAGAACCTGATGGAGCGCATTGATATGTATCGCGACCTCTCGAAGCGGCTGACCGACATCATCACGGGCAGCGCAGAGGCCGCCGCGGCCTTCCGCAAGGCCGAGCAGCAGCGCGTGGAGGAGATCCACCACGATGCGAACCGCGACATGAAGGGAACGCCGTCGAACGAGCATCTGCGCGAGAATGCCTGGCAGCGGTTCCTGAACTCCGACTTCATCCGTTTCTTCTTCAAGTCGCTGTCCACGGCAGACCAGATGTTCCGCCTCCTGGGCCGCAAGAGCGTGACCGGAGAGGGCTATCTCTTCAACCGCTTCATCAAGAACGGCTTCATCCCGGCCAGCGAGAAAGCCTCGCGCGGCATCCTCGAAGCCACGCAGATCCTCGACAAGAAGGTCAGCGAGGTATTCGGCAAGAAGGGGATGAGGTGGAGCGACCTGTACAAGGAGTCTCGCAAGAAGGGCGGCGAGGTGGAATTCCTCGACGGCGGCGAGATGAAGACGCACGACCTGACGCAGGGCAACCTCCTCTACATCTATATGGCCAACAAGATGCCGGACGGCAAGATGAAGCTCCGCAAGATGGGCATCGGCGAGGACACCGTGGAGGAGATCAAGAAGAACCTCGACCCTCGCTTCATAGAGCTGGCCGACTGGCTCCAGGATGAGTTCTATGTGAACCTCCGCAACAAGTACAACGCCGTCCACGAACGGATGTTCGGTGCGCCGATGGCCGCCATCGAGGACTACGTCCCGTTGAAGATCCTGGCCAACGCCCGATTCGAGGACGTAGACCTCGGCGCGCAGACGCAGGGAGAGATGTCGTCCACCATCACGGGCAGCATCATCAAGCGCCGCAAGAACTCCCTCGCGCTGGACATCATGCACACCGACGCCTTCTCCCTGGCCATCGAGCACATCGAGCAGATGGAGGACTGGGCGGCCTTCGCCGAGCTCCGCCGCGATATGAACACCCTGCTTTCGTACAAGCACTTCCGCAACCAGGTGATGAATATGGACACCGTCTACGGCAGCGGCCGGACGCTCTGGAGTAACTTCTCCGACGCCTGCACCGTGCTGGTGGGCAAGTACCAGCCGAAGGTGAAGAAGGGTGACATCGACACCATTGCGCTGAACGTGGCCAAGGGCGTAACGGCTGCGAAGATCTCGTTCCGCGTGAACACCGCCCTCAAGCAGCTGCTCTCGTTCCCGGCGTATTTCTCGGATGCCCGCCCCGATCTCCTCGCGGCGAGCATCGGGAAGACGGTCTTGAGCGTATTCAGGAAAGGGAACGCAGGATCATCGTGGAAGTGGTGCATGGAGAACCTGCCTCTCTTCGAGAAGCGCTGGAAGAGCCGCATCGCCGGCGACACGCGCCTCCTCGACACGGAGTCCGACTGGAAGATCTGGAAGGACAACGTCGTCAAGACCGCCTCGCGCCTCGGTATGACGCCCAACGCCTTCATCGATGCGACCACGGTCGCCATCGGCGCGAAGGCGATGTACGACACCAAGCGCGCCCGCTACATCAAGGACGGATACTCCGAGGAGAAGGCTGACGAGATGGCCAAGCGAGATGCAGAGATACTCTACAACCAGACGCAGCAGTCTTCCGAGAATGCCTTCGTCGCCCCCGTGCAACTCGATCGCACATGGTGGTCGGTCGCGCTGACCACCTACCGGAATGCCTCGATGAGCTACCAGCGCCAGCTGCACGATGCCCTCCGCACGATGGGCAAGATGATGAAACCCGGCTACCGCCAGCGCTCCATCGACTTCATGACGCACCAGAACGAGAACGCCGGCCTCGAAGAGGAAGAGGCGAGGAAAGCGGCGAAACGCGATTACAACCGCCAATACTACCGCAACCTCGTCCGCGTCGCTCTCTTCGGATATGGACTCCAGTTCCTCTGGGAGATAGGAAACGATATGATTTATCTCCTCTTTGGTGATGACGACGATGAGAAGGAGAAGATCCTGAAGGTGGCTGCGCTCTCGGAGATGGCCGCACCCGTCGAGGGTCTCGTTGGCGGCAACACGATGAGCGACAGATGGGGAAGGAAGGCCGAGAAGAAGGTGATGGCCGAGTACGGGATAGACAAGAAGAACAGATTCGGAAGCGGGAATGGCATTTCAAAACTGCCTATCGAGAGCGATTTCGAGAACATCTCCGGCTGGTGGGAAAGCGATGAAGCCCGTGCCGTCAACGGCATCATCAACCTGTTCGTCCAGGCCGGCGTCGGCGTGAATCCGCAGACCCTGACGGATGCCGTGGTCGCCGCCATCGACTATGCAGACGGAGATCTCGACAAGGCCACGGAGATGACCCTGCTCGCAATGCGTATCCTCCAGGTGCCGCAGTCCACGGTGGACAAGCTCCTCGCCGATGAGATAGACATGGAGGCTGATCCGAAAGAGAGGAAGGCGCAGATCGACGAACTGGCCAAGCGTTATGCGATGTATATGCTCCTGAAGAACACCACGGTCTTCAACAAGATGTACGACGAGGGCAAGCGCGAGAAGAAGCTGGAATCCTATGAGAATCGGTTCAAGGATCTCGCGAAGGAACGCATCGCCCTGAAGCGCGTCACCACGGGCGAGGAGATTCCCGATGCACCAGAAGACTTCTACAAGAGTTTCGAGAAAGCGATGAAGGCATTCCAGACGGAGTACAACAGAACCGACGAGAAGCACGACAATGACACCCTCACCCGCAGAGTCCTCGAGGAGTCCCCGGAATACCAGCAGTACCTCATCTGGAAGAAGCACCAAAAGGGCATCAACAAGCTGAACAACGGCATTAAGAAGACGCAGGACGACAACCTCCGCCAGCAGTGGAAAGACCAGCTGGATGAATCCATCCAGGCGCTGATAAACGAACTTAACGAGAATAAATAGCCATGATCAAGCAACTCCAGCTCCGCGGCATCTCGCGCACCCCGTCCGACAGGGCAACCTCGGACGGCGGCTGCGCCGAGAGCCTGAACGTGCATCTCGACCAGAACGAGACCGCCCCGACGCTGCCGCCGGTGGATATCTCCGAATCGGTGTACGGCGCGAACCGCACGGCCTCCGACAAGCAGCGCGTCGTGTATATCCACAAGATGCCGGGCATCGTGAACTACATCGCCGTCAACGACTCGGGGAATGCCTTCAACGTCTACGCATACGGCAGCACGATCACGGGCGGAATGGCCACGATATACACGGCCACGGGAACGGGCGAGTCGCTGAACCAGGTGGCGAGCATCGGCAACACCCTCATCGTATATTCCGGTACCCAGCCGCACTACTTCCTGTTCAAGGACAACGCATACTCACATCTCGGGAGCCGCGTCCCCGTGCCGGCGATGGAGGTGGCCTCGATGAAGGCGGACGTACGATACACCACGGCGAAGGCCGTCGGCCCGATCCTGCCCATCACCCACGACTACAATGTCTGGAATGCGGCATCCGGCGTCAACGATGAATATCACGCGGACCTTCTCGCCACGATGGACAACATCTGGGACTCGGTGTCCGTGGAGATCTCGGAGGCGCAGCAAGCCGGCGTCTTCGTAGCCCCATTCTTCATCCGCTACGCCGTGCGCCTGTATGACGGAAGCTACATCCACACCTCCACGCCCATCCTCTGCGGTGGCGGCGTATCGGCGGACTGGATGAGCGTGGCCCAGTCGCAGGAGAGCACCCTGGTGGACGGCAAGTATGCTTTCCTGATGAACATCACGATGGCGAGTACCTTCAGGGTATGGCTGCACGGAAGCTACAACGTCGGCGGCTGGAGCGACATCGTCAAGTCCATCGACATCTTTGCCTCCACCCCCATCTATGCGCCGGCAATGAACGCCGGATATTTCAGCATGGACAGCAGCAACAACATCACCCTCGAGGGCATGGACACCGATGCCAGAGACAAGACCATCCTCGACGAGGTGCTGTCGAAAGGTCAGTTCTACAAGGTGATGTCCATCAACGTGGACGATGCGACCACGATGGGGAAGCTCTCCGATGGGACGCTCCGCCTGGACAACGCCAGCACCATCAGCGGCGAGGGTCTCGCCCTGAACGATGACATGCCAGACGGCTACCGCGACGGCAACCAATACATCCCCGAGGAGGGCACGATGAACTACAACAACCACCTGATGCTCTTCGGCGCAAAGGAGCTGCTCTCGCACGGCGACCGCTACCTCAACGGGCAGGAGGCGACGGGCGACTGGGCGAGTCCATCCGGCCTGTCGTACTTTACCCTGCGCTTCAAGGTCGTGGACTCAACCACGGGGGCGGCGCACTATGTGCTGGCAAACTACGGCGGAGGCGCATCGTCGAGTCTCTACCAGGCCTATTTCCACAACACGGGCACCTCGACGTACCTGCGCTTCGGCAATGACTACCGCTCCAGCGGCACGTTCAAGAAATGTGATCCGTATGCGTGGATCTGCTATCCCGATACGCGGTGTACGCAGGTAGAGGTTTTCTGTTCTTCGAATGTCAAGGGCAAGCTCATCCCGATGCAGCCGCATCCCTTGCTGAACTGCTCCTATGCCTTCATCGGCCTGGGTACCTCGTTCCGCAGTCCCGGCAGCGCCTATTCGGATGTGACCACGCCGGCGTCGTTCACGGAAGACCCGGTCATCCTCGCCCCGAACAAGCTCTTCCTCTCGGAGTTCGAGAACCCGTTCCTGTTCCCGGCCGGCAACATCGTGACCTTCTCCGACAAGGTGGTCGGCGCTGGCTTCACCAGCGTACCTCTCTCCGAAGGCCAGCTCGGCGACTTCCCGATCTACGTCTTCACGGAGGGCGGCATCCGTGTGGCCATCCCCACGGGCGACGGAAAGATATCCGCCACGATGGCGCATCCCAACATCTCGCGTCACGTTGCCATCCCCGGCACGATCCTCTCTATGGAACAGGCCATCGTCTTCACCACGAAAAAGGGCGTGATGATGCTCTCGGGAAACCAGGTCACCGAGCTCTCGCGGAACATCAACGGCGCGCCGTTCATCCTCAACGGGGCGGCCGGCTCCGACCTTGCCGCCATCCGAACGATGCTGCTGTCATCGCCGTGGGCCAGCATCCTCGGCCCTACGATTGACGAGGCCACGTTCATGGGCTTCATGTCGGCCGCCACGCCGGCCTACGACCACAACGGCGCGCGGCTGCTGTTCTTCCATCCCACGAAGACCTGGCAGTATGCCTATATGCTGGAGACGCAGACCTGGCACAAGGTGGCCTCGGGCATCAGCGATGCGAAGATCCTGAACGGATACCCCGACTGCCTGGTCTCCGTAGACCCCCACAACGCGCCGGCCCTCGGCAAGGTGGTGGACTTCTCCACCGTCCTCGACGACTCTTCGATGTTCGCCCAGCAGCCGACCAGTGGCGTAAGCGTACCCCAGCCCGTGAGGGGCATCATCGTCACGCGGCCCTTCGACCTGGACGCCCCCGACGTCCGCAAGGCCATCCGCAGCCTCCGCGTCCGCGGTGACTTCAACCGCCAGGATGTGCAGTACCTCCTCCTCGGATCGTTCGACGGCCTCTCCTGGAAGCACCTCACGTCGCTGCGAGGCGGGTCGTACAAGCTCTTCCGGCTGATCCTGCTGACGAACCTGATGCCGAAGGAGCGCATCACCTGGATAGACTTCGACTTTGACATCCGCTTCACCAACAGACTGAGATAATGAACGCAGAACTGCAATACCTCAAGGCCATCGCCGACGCGCTGAAGAAGATCAAGGCTGCCGGCGGCCTCGGCTCATCGGGCAAGTCCGACGTGACACTCAGCGGAAACCTCGACACGACGGAGATCACGAACGTGCTGGCCAAGGGCCTCGTCGTGAAGGTCGTCGAGGGCGAGGGCTCGTCCGCCCAGGAGGTTGACGAGAGCGTCCTGAAGCTGCTCTACGACACCATCGAGGAGACGCTCCAGGATGCGATGTTCACCACGGTGAACCAGACGGAGAAAAGCTATTTCGAACTTATGGCGAACGACATCGCCGGAATCTGACGACTATGGACAACGGAACATTACCCTACCTGAAAGACATAGCGGAATCCCTGGGCGGCATCAGCAAGGGCACGTCCGCCGGCGGCACGCGCGGACGCGGTGAGGTATCCGTCAGCGGCAACCTCGACACCTCCGGCATCGTCGATGAACTCGACAAGGGTCTCGTCGGCCTGGTGGAGGAGCAGCAGGGCAGTTCGACCGTGGAGGTGGAGAAGAGCCAGTTCGAGATCCTCGGCGACGAGATCGCGGACATCCTCCACAGGGCGTTCTTCATGACGGTGAACAACACGGAGGTAAGCGCCTTCGCCTATATGCACGACCGCCTCGCATGGCTTGCCACGCTCGGCATCTCCGACATCATCCAGCATCTCTCGCTGAATGTCGTGGACGAGGGCCTGTCCACGGAGCACCTCGAGCTTCTTGCGGACATTCCGTTCCGATCTTTAGGCAACGTCACGGCGGGCGCGATAGGCGCTTCCTCCGGCTCTGCCGCATTCCCCACCGTCCTCGACGACTGGGATGACTACGGCGACGGCACCGGCGGCACGACCGACACGCGGGACTGGGTGCCGAATGCGGAGATCGTATACACCGACAGGACATATTTCTATGCCCAGATCCAGCAGCTGTGGAATGCCATCAGCGGCGGCGGAGGAGGAGGAGGCAGCACCCTGACCTTCGGCCTTGAGATGCCCACGGGATTCACCGTCACGGGTTCGCCGGCCGACCCCGACGTCACCATCACGGTGGGTTTGGCCACGGGCTATGTCATCCCCACGCAGGATCAGCTCGCCGGCCTGTCGTACTTCGTGCCCGTCACGGATACGAACGACGACCTCATCGGCATCAAGAGTATTCACGATTTGTATATTATACAGACCGAGGCGGACGACACCACGAACCCCGCCACGGCGGAGGTCATCAAGAATGTCACGGAGCTCCTGCGGCGCGAGACCTATGTACCGGCCGTGGCCGAGGATCTTGTCCTCGAAACTCCCGCCCGGCCGGAGTACCTGTCCTTCGACCTGGGCATCGTATCGAGCGGCAACATCACGGCCGGGGCGGTCAGCGCCGACCCCGCCTTGAGCAACCAGATCCTCTACCGCCTCGATGACTGGGATGACTACGGAGACGGGACGGGCGGTACGACCGACACGCGCGATTGGGTGCCGAGCGCGGAACTTGTGAAGGAATCGGTCGACGACATAACGGCTCTCGACACCCGCGTGACCGCCCTCGAGAACAGCGGCGGACAGGGAACGAGCAACGTGAACTGGGTTGCCGCCACCGAGACCAGCACCACCGTGGAGCTGGATGTCGACGGCACGACGAAAGCCCTGGCGAAAGCCGGAGCGTATCTGCCTCTGGCGGACTTCCAGGCGGTGTTCAACGTGCAGCCGACGAGCGTGGCCATCGTGGTCGCAACGGGTCAGTCCACGCGCGACCTCTCCGTCCCCGGCAACATCGTGGCAACGGGTAACGTCACCGCCGGCGCGGTGAGCGCAGACCCCGCTCTCAGCAACCAGATCCTCTACCGTCTCGACGATTGGGACGACTATGTCGCCGGCAGCGGTAGCGGAAGCACCGAGGATTGGGTGCCGTCTGCTGCGCTGGTATATGCCCTGCGCCAGCAGATGCTCAACGGCGGATACGACGACACCAACGTGTGGAACGCCATCACGGCTCTCCAGAACGTGGACGCCGGTTTCTCGACGCGCATCTCCGACCTCGAGGCTCTGCCTCGCATTGAGTATGTCAAGCCGAACCAGACCTGGCCGCCCACGCCGTCGAGCATGGTTGACAATTGGTTCTATGTGAAACTCTCGCAGACAGCGTAATGACCAAGGCGAGGATAGACTGGATGGAGGCAGGAAGAGTCAAGTTTTCCGATGACTCTTTCGTCTTCGTGCAAAGGCGCAGCGGATACTACATCAATTCGAGCGGCGTTCCGACCGGCACCACCACCAACGGGGCGCACCTGACCGAGTATACACTCAGCTATACCGGAAAGTCCTACTCCTTCACTTACTACAATCAGCAGTCGACGACGAGCTACGACATCGGATACTATGATGCCGACGGGGTGTTCCTCGGTGGTGTCCATAGCAATGGCTCGAAAGCGTACAGGACGGCAACCTATACGCCTCCGGCAGGGACTGTCACGGTTTTGGTATATGGTATTTATAGGGCGGGGCAGACGCAGTTCAATAAATACTCTTCGATGAAGACGACGGAGGCTGTAGGCGTGTTCGATGCCGAGGAGATCCGCGTCAGGGCGGAGGGCGACGCGCAGAGCCAGATCGTCTGGCCGCTGGTGGACACCTATGAAATCACATCGAGCACCCTTTACTTCTACGACGGAGTGGTTGTCTCCGGCGCGCAGGTTCTCCGGGCGTCGGGAACGAGCTATGCCTACGCCGTCGGCACGGTGGTGAAGCGCAGGGGCAGCACCATCGTGGCGACTTACACCAGCGTCGACCTGACGCCGATCCGCATAGTGAATCAGGTCAGGGACACCATCGATGGCGAGCAAATGGATAGGTTCCACATCACCACGCGCGGCGTACTGAAGGTGGTTACGGGCAACAACCTCGGGAAAACGCCTGTCCCCGGCGGCTTTGGCACGGATGTCGTCTTCACATACCAGGGCCTTGTGGACACCACCATCTTCATTGGGCAGCAGGGGAATACCGCCAACACAAGCGGCTATGTAGATCAGGCTACCCTCGGCTACCAGCTGGAGGCCTCCGCCACGGAGATGGCCCAGGGCGGCGGCACGGCGACGGTGACCGGCTATCTGCGGCAGACAAGGACGCAGCGATACCTCTGGACGTCGGGTTCGTACTCCTACGACTCGCCCGAGGTGTATTACACGGCAGCCATGTCCAATGCCACCATCGACAGCCACGGGGCATCGGCGGCCACGCTCGTCGCCTTGGCGAACGGCCAGGCTCAGATCAGCTTCCCGTCGAACCCGAATGCCGACGAGAACACCTATACCGTCACGGGTACATACGGAAACTACTCTGCGAATGTCAACATCATCGTAAAGGGGACGGAGACCGGCCGGACATACAGCAACCTCCGTGTCCATTCCTACACCTACCCCGTGACGGGGTCGGGGAGCTCGCAGTATTCCATCCCTGCCGGCGGCGGCGGCGTATACCCCACCATCGTGATAAAACTCGACTGCGCCATCACGGGCGTTGGCAGCGGCACTCTCACGGGGAACGTGGCCAACGGCGACAACATCTGCACGGTCAGCGGCACGATAGGAGGGCAATCCGTGTCCACCACCGTCGCCATCGAGTGGCACAACTCCAACAACGGCTATGTATCTGCACCCAGCCGCGGCATCAATGTGGATTCCGGTCGCACGCTCGTCCAGTCGAACGTGTATTTCCGCGCCACGAAGAGCGGCGTCACGGCGGCGCAGTCATCCGCTATCTCCATCTACCAGCAGCAGAACCAAAGGTGGATATCCCAGCAGGGTTCGTTCACCTTGCAGTCGTTTACCATCACCCCCTTTGTCGGAAATACCGCGCTGACCTGGGACTCCGTAAACAGCCGCTTCGAGCTGGACAATGCCGGAGAGGTGTCGGTATATGTAGAAACGAGGGTCACGGGCAGCGGCACGACGACGGAATATACCTACACAGCCTTGAAAGCCGACGGCGTCACGCACGAAAAGAGCGGTGGAACGCCTATCAATCTGGACAACGACCCCGTCGTGCCGGACACCCTCAATGTGGCGCTGAACGGAAACAACGTCACGGTGACGAATCAAAGGTTCACGGCTGACAACCGCCATCTCCTGAATCCGAAGGACTATATCATCACGGCATCGTATGAGTCCAGTGGCAACGTCAGCAGGACGGTGCGGCAGAAGGCCGATGAGAAGGTGGATAGCGACACGCCGGTCTACTATGTCACCCTGGATGAGGTGCCCGGCACGAACACCCTGTCCGCGGCCGGCGGCGAGGTAAAGATGCAGGCCACGGCATACCATACCCTCGGCAAGGTGTGGGAGTCCGACGGCTATCCGGCCGAGGAAGGGGCGACGCCCATCTACGATCTCGACAAGATCGCGATGGTGGAGGTGCAGAACATAGGCTACCAGCGGAGCGTAGACTCGCAGACAGAGCAGTTCATCGTGTACAAGTACGCCCATCGCGACATGAAGAACTATGTCACGACCGACCCCTTGCGCGTGTATGCCGAGATCCCCGGCAAGAAGGACACCAGCGCCAACCCGCTGGTCTATTCCGTGTCGAATCAGCTCATTACCTCGCAGACCTATAGCGTATACGGCACGGTCACCTACGGCCCGGAATATGCCGAGGCGCACGACTACACCGTTTCCTTCGCCATCGACCGCTACTCCTCGTCTTCCGACCCCGCCCCGTTCCAGGGCGCGACGACGACGTACCGGTACAATGCATACCACCTCGAGTCCATATACCACGACGGCACGCAGCCGGTGTACCAATACCAACACTACTCCTCCTGGACGGCGGCGCACGACGATGACGAGCACCGCGAGCTGATCGGCGTCACCGAGGACACCGAGACATACCGCCATCGGTATGTCGGCATCCGCAGCGTCAGCGGCGACGGCGTGGAGGTGACCAAGCGCCATCCTACCGACACCTGGGCTACGCTCAACACGACGAACCACACCATCACCATCGCGGCGCAGGTGGACTCCGTGAACGGGACGCCGCCGCGCTGGACGGGGTTCGATGCGGTGAACACCTCCGACCCGGCATACGGCGACGGAAACCCCGACACGGAACCCGCCTCCGCAAACAAGTCCGTATACCAGCAGGCCTACCAGAAGCTCACGGCAAGCGAGAACAGCAAGACCTGGGAATGGGACGGCACGCAGGCGTGGATCATCGACATCAACGCCTGGTACGTCGAGTTCAAGGTGACCACTGCGGGCAACTGGATCAGCGTGATGATATCCCTTGACGGCGGCGTCACCTGGTCTGCCGTCGACCCCACGACGAACTACGGCAACGCCGGCGGCTCCACGCATCCCAAGCTGAGGATCGCCCCGCTGTCCGTGAACGACCCCACCTTCAACCCGTCCGGCTACCAGAGTATGCGCCTCGCCCAGGTAAACCTCGTTCCGCAGAACACCAGCGGCGTCGGGAGCGTGTACATCAGCGCCTCGCAGGAGGAATACGATGGAGGATTGTCAAACGAATAAAACGATAAGCCATGTCACATCTCATCGACGGACAAACCAATGTATATGTAATCGCCCGGACGCTCGGCCACTGCTCGGTAGACGTCGGCCAGCTCTGCACCAGCACCAAGATCAACAAGTTCTCAAAGGCCAAGCCGTTCCGCTACAATGCGCCGAACTTCGCATCGGACAGCGCGCAGACCGCCGCGCTCGTCGCCGCGAAATACGGATTCACGGGTCCCGTGTTTACGGGGAAGGCCGCCCTGTTCAGCGGAACGCCGGCGAACGGCGCAATGAACTACAACTACGAAAGGCCGAACCAATACTGCCGAGAGCGCGACTTCCTGAACTATTTCCACCACGCACAGCCGTGCTTCATGCAGGCCGTGGGCAGGACGTTCACCATCGACCTTATGCCGATCAACCCCGACCCCGTGCTGTTCTACCTCCTGATGAACTACACGACGAATGGGTCGCAGGGCCTTCTCTCAAACAAGGCCTTCAGCACGGAGTCCGGCATCGACAGGACTAATACCGCCGTGAAAGACCCCAACGACCTGCCGTGCAACATCTGCATCGAAGACCTGACTTTCGCGGATGCCCAGGGGAGCTACAACTTCAACCTGCTCGGGCAATATGCCGCCTACCTCGGCATCGTGGTGGACAAGGGCAGCGGACAGGAGTCCGTGCGCTATGTGGAATGTTTCGAGAGCACCTACCCCGTTGAGGAGCAGACAACCGTCCACGACGAGATGTACAAGGTCGGCACATCGTCGCTGACGACCGACCTCCCCATCGGCACATACTCTGCCGTGGCCTGCGCGAAACTAAACGATGGCAGTTTCGACTACTACCTCCCCGTCTTCTCCAAGCGCAGCTTCCCCGCGAAGTTCACCCTGAACTGCGGAGGCCTGTCAAACTATGCAATCGAATACCGGGGCCTCGGCGAGACCGCGACCGGGAACTTCATGGCGGAACTCACGGGTTCGAGCGTTGACGAGGTTTACCTGAAGATCCGCTTCTACAACAAGCGAGGCCGGTCGCTGGACGTCCTCGTCAGCGGAAACATCAAGATCTGCCTACAGTATACCGTGCAGAGCGTAGACCTCGGCGGCGGCACAACCAGCGTGGAGGATGAGCGCGGAGAAAACTACATTACCGTCGACAAGACCAAGGACACCGTCACGTTTTACTACCCAAATCCGAGCGATGTGAACTCCGTTTCCATCCAGAACAACGACTATGCGGAGTTCGTTTTCAAGATTGTGAACCCCTTCCAAAACGACGATACCATTTCCGGCCTGGCGCGCCTGGCCGGCAGCTACGTCAACATCACGCCGAAGGTCAAGTTCAAGGCCGGCACGTCCGACTTCTTCCCCGTAAAGGGCAACGCAGGATATCCCACATTCAAATACACGAAATCATAATGAAAAAGCAAGACATCTTGACATTGGCCAAGGGTGGCTTCTTCGAGGCCACGGCACACTGCCTTCCGGCAGACGAGTTTTACAAATGGTACACCTTCCGGCGCAAGCTATTCGCATCGCTGCTGGAGATCAAGAGGGATGAGGACGCCCTGCGCGAGCAGTGCGGCATCCGCCCCGGACAAAAGGACGTAGCCAAGGAAACGAAAGAGCGCTTCCTGGAGGTGGAGAAAAAGCTCCTCGACGAGAACATCGCCGTGGAGATATCCGCGCGCATTCCGTTCAAATACTACAAGGAAATCTACGACGAGAACAACATCGGCGGCCGCGACATCTTCTCCGCCGTGGCCGTGGAGTCGCTGGTCATAGACCACCTCTTCGAGGCATAGAATACCCGGGCCACGGCGTGGTAATAACCCTCAAAAAGGAGGGGAGGTGTGATGTGTTACCGGGTCGTGGCCTGTTTGGGAAAGATAGACCGTGGGAACAATTTATTGTTCCCATTTTTGATTCAGCAAATTATCGGTACCATAATGAACTGGACAAGCATCATCATAGCATTGGTAGGGGCGATCTTCGGGGCCGGCTTCTGGGCGGTGGTGAAGTCTATCGTCGACAAGAAGAAGACGCCATATGAGATGTTCATGGAGTTGATGCAGAAGCAGACGGAGTTCTACGATTCCCTGAACGCAGCCTATGAGCTGGAGAAGCAGGACAGCGCGGAGAAATCTGCCGTCATCGCCAAGACCCACAAGTGCAAGCACCGCTTCAACGACCCGGAGATCATCTGCCCCGTGGAGACCGCCAACGAGGAACGCCTCAACCAGCGCTGTGTGCGCTGCGAATATAATCAGGACAAGGACGACGGGAAATGAAGACCATCGACACCATAGTCCTCCATTGCTCGGCCACGCGCGCCGGGATGGACGTCCGCGCCTCCGACATCGACAAGTGGCACAAGGAACGCGGCTTTGCGATGATCGGCTACAACTTCGTCATAGACCTTGACGGCACGGTGGAGGAGGGCCGCCCCCTGACAATGGACGGCGCGCACTGCATCGGCTACAACAACCACTCCATCGGCATCTGCTACATCGGCGGCCTGGACGCTTTCGGCAAGCCTTTCGACACGCGCACCGTCGCGCAGAAGATCGCGATGCACCAGCTCGTCGGCAGACTGATGGACGAATATCCTACCATAACGCAGGTGATAGGCCACCGCGACACGTCACCCGACCTGAACGGCGACGGCAAGATCACGCCGAACGAATGGATCAAAGCCTGTCCGTGCTTCGATGCCAGGTCGGAGTTTCCGATGTCCTATTGCTTTGCCAACCGTTGACCATTGCAGCTCTTGCTGTTGTGTTTCGTGTGTTTTTGGTTTTTTGTATCAGTTGTGTGTGAGTGGGGACAGCGGTGAACGCTCTCCCCACAAATTTTTGATAAAGCCATGAAAGAAAAGATCATCTCAACCGTAATTGCAATCGCGGTAATCGCCGCGGCCTTCCTCGCCGGCTGGCTCGTCCGCGGCGAGAAACCCGCCCAAAACATCGTGATCACGGAGATCGTTGAGGTTCACGACACCACATTCGTTGACCGCCCTGTTTACATCAGCGAACGGGTCGTGGATACGCTCTTCTATCCCGTCCACATCTCCGACACAGTCAACATCCACACGATCGACTCCATCTACATCCCCCTGCCACGCGTCCAGCGGGAGTATGCCGACTCCACCTACCACGCCTGGGTGTCCGGCGTCGACCCCGCGCTGGACTCGCTCAATGTTTACAATCGTACACAGTACATCACCACGGTGGTGCAGAAGCCGCCGAAGCACTGGCACGTCGGCGTGTCGGCCGGCTACGGCATCACGACGAAGGGACTCGCTCCGTACTGGGGCGTCGGCCTGTCCTACAGCCTCTTCTCCTTTTAGTTGGGAAAGATAGACCAAGAAAGCAGAGGCATTTCGGCACATTTGCCAAAAGTGCATTACTATGATCAAGGCTGATCACCTCATAAGAAGAAAATCCTCGCCGGCCGACATGGACTCCGTGAAGGCGCGGCGGACTGAGCTTCGCTCCAAGGGCAAGGACCTCGACCTGCTGAAACGCTGCAACAGCATCTGGCGAAACAACCTCGACGAATTCCGGCAGATGCGCGCCCGCGGCCACCGATTCTACGACGGCGACCAATGGGGTGACATGATCGAGGTCAACGGCAAGAAGATGACATACCGCCAGTACCTCCAGGCGACGGGCAACGTGGTCTTGCAGACGAACCAGATCAAGAACCGCGTGGACACCATCGTGGGCATCATGGTCAAGGAGAAGGGCGAGCCCGTGTGCCACGCCATAGACCGCGACGAGCAGCAGCTCGGCGAGATCGTAACGGAGGCGCTCCAGGCGAACTGCGACAAGAACGTCATCTCCGAGCTCTATATGAAATGGCTGAAGGAGATGTGCCTCGGCGGCCTCGCCGTGGCGTATGAGTCCTACGACGACACGCACGGACCCTCACGCCGCCTGGACTCCTGGACGCAGTACATCAACCCGAACATGGTGTTCTTCGACGGCGAGGCCGTCGACCCGCGCTTCTGGGATTTCTCCATCGTCGGCCGTTTCTACTACGGCAGCTTCGAGGACATCTGCGCCCAGTTCGTGAAGTCGCCCGGCGACTACGACGTCCTCCGCCAGATCTACGCCACCAGCGCCGACAAGTTCAAGAGCGACGACCTCGAGAGCCCTGAGGAGCGTTTCGAGGACGGCAGCCTCGAGTTCGCCGAGAGCAACGACCCGAAGCGCTGTTTCGTCTGCGAGGTATGGACGAAGGAGACGCGGTCGTGCATCCGCCTCCACGACACCAACGACGGCACGGAGGAGATCATCGACGCCGACGACTATGCCTACCGCAAGGAGATCAAGGCGGAGAACGAGCGCCGCCGGCAGCTGGCCATCCAGGCCGGCTGGGGCGAGGAGGACGTGCCTTACATCGTCGGCGACGGCTACGGCAAGGACAAGGACGAGCGCAGCGGTTTCTTCATCGACACCTATTGGTACTGCCGCTTCCTGGCCCCCGACGGAACGATCCTCTGGGAGGGCGAGTCGCCGTATGCCGACCGCAGCCATCCGTTCTCGTTCTGCATTTTCTCATACATCGACGGCCGCATCGTGGGCTACTGCAACGACGCCATCGACCACAACGTCGCGATGAACCGCGCCGTCATCCTCCACGAATGGCTGGTGCGTTCACAGGCCAAGGGCGTCACGGTCGTGCCGCGGAAGCTCCTCGGCAACACCGATCCCACCGAGTTCTCGCGCTCCTGGACGGCCATCGACGAGCTGGTGTTCGTCGACCTCGAACCCGGCGAGGAGGGCCTCATGCCGAAGCAGTTCAACGGCGTGGCGCAGACATTCGACATCGCCGGCCTGCTGGCCACCTACCAGAGGCTGATGGACAGCGGATCGCCCGTGAACGGCGCGCTCCAGGGCGACACGCCCCACGCCGGCACGTCCGGCAGCCTGTATGCCCAGATGGCGACGAACGCGTCGACCCCCGTGGCCGCGATGATGGAGCAGTTCCGCAACTTCATCGTGACGGTGCTGAACAAGAAAATGAAGAACATCGTGAAGTTCTACGCCCCCGAGCGTTTCCGCAGCATCGCCGGGCAGGTGGACAGCGTCACGGACATGGCCAACGTCGACCTGAACGACATCGCAGACCTGGAGTACGACCTCCGCATCCGCGAGAGTGCGAACACCCCCGTGTTCCGCGAGATGCAGGAGCAGGATCTGCTGCTCTTCCTCCAGGCCGGGTTCATCACCTTCGAGGAATACCTCGAGGCCTCCAGCAAGCCGTATGTGGACAAGATCCTCCAGAAGCGTCAGGCGCAGCAGGCGGAGATGCAGGACATGCAGCAGGGCGGGATGATGCCGCCGCAGCCGCAGGGCGGAGGCGGCATCCCCGAGAAGGCCATAGAAAGCGCCGGCCAGGATGCTCGCCCCGCGTCCCAGCTCCCCATCGGCGTCACGCCGTCCTAACCCAGCCGCGCCATCCGAAGGCGCTCCCTGATGAAGGCCTTGCGCCGGATCGTCATCTCATGGACTGACATCGCATCCCTTCCGAAGCGGTCTGCCGTATGGTAGTAGCAGCCGCTCCGTAGGGAGTTCATCGTGAGAAGGCGCGCGGCCGTGCCGTAGACGTGCTTCTCGGCCTTGAACTGCGCCTTGTCGTAGGTGACGAGCCTGTTCGGCCTGAACGAGTCCGCCGCAAGGTAGATGGTCACGCCCTCGATGCGGTGGCGCTGGTCGGCGGCGGCGACGCCCATGCGGTAGACGTGGCGAGCCCAGAGGGTCACGAACAGCGCGGCCGGCTTGCGGAATATCCTGCGGAAGAACTTGCCGATGACGGCAAGGATGTAGAGGTGTTTCGTGTTCATATATCGTTTCGCATAAAATTATAGTCTCGTCAGGTTCGAGTCGTCGCCTCGGATGACGGTGCGCCCTGAACGGCTCTCCTTCACCTCCCACGAAGGGAGCGGCATCTCCTTGTAGCATATCCACAGGCCGATGGCCCGCGACATCACGACATCGTCGTGCTTGCCATGTTCCGCATCGGTCTTCCCGTGGTCTTCCATATAGGACGCCATCTGGTTGCAGCACAGGATGCTCGGCTCGTCCCATAGGTCGTCGCGGAGGCACTCCTTCATGAAGTTGATGATCTTTGGTTTCGTGCTGCGGTTGGTGTGGAACCCCCACTTGCTGCCGGTCTTCGTCTTGATGTCCTCCTCGGCGTTCTTCCTCATGTAGAGGTGGCCGTACAGGCCGGACACGATGTCCAGAATGTATTCGAAGGAGTCGATGCCGTTGTTGCGGTCCTCGTTCATTGACTCCATCGTGTTGCTCTCTATGACCAGCAGGGCGTTGTTGTACCACGCCGCGATCCTCATCGCGTCGTAGGCCTGGAGGTCGGGGTCTGCCTTGTAGTTCATTTCCGCCACGACGCCCGGCTTGCCGCCGAGGCCGAAGTCCGGCATCATCAGGAGTCGGTCGATCACCGTGATGCAGGCAGGGTCCGCGCCGTCGCTCGCCCCTCTGCGCGGGTCGAGGATGACGATGTAGCGGTTCTTCACGGGCGAGTCGTCCGGCATCTCCCACACGCGCAGATTGCCCGTAGAGTTCGGGATGAACTGGATGTCCTGGAGGGCCTCCTCGCCTTTCGCGCCGGCGGCGACGAGGTCGCCGACGAACACGGGACGTCTGCACCGCTTGCTCTTCTCGTCAACCAGGAACGGGTCGAACACATGGTTGCCGGCGGTGAAGAACGCCTGCGCCGGCGTCTCGGGGGCCTCGTTGCACATCTTGGAGAACGACAGGCGCAGCCGGCGGTAGCGGTACCAGTTGATGTGTTCCAGCGTGGACCCCATCTCCCAGAGCCAGTAGTAATACTTGCCGCTGTCCTTCCATTTCCCATTTGGCACGTCCTCGTCCTTGTGGGTGACGAGCCATTCTATGAACCCGCGCAGATCCGCGATGGGCTTGTTGTCGTAGATGACGTCGCGCGAGGGCACGAACACCTGACGGTAGCCGCCCTTGCCGTCGTCGCACGACTTCCAGGTCTCCGCGAAATAGTCATCCGAGCTCTTCGCCGTGGACTCCATCACGCGCATATTGTCAGCGCCCTCCGTGATGCCGCCCTCGATGTCCGCGATGATGTCCTCCGCCTGTTTCCCTGGCGTGTCCGGCCAGAGTCCGACCTCGGAATAGTGCGCGCCGGAGATGTCCTTCGAGCGGAGGGTGTTCGGCTTCTCTGCCGTGCCGACGTAGATGTAACCCTCGAGTACCTGCCTGTTGCTCCCGTCCTTGAGCGTGAAGGCGTGACCCGTGGAGTCCGCTGGTGCGAGGTGCAGCTCCGTCTTGTCCGGCAGGCCGAGATCCCAGGACGGGTAGTCGGCGATGGTGCGCTTGAGCATCGTCAGGATCGTCTCCGACGCCGACGAGGTGTGTGCGGCGATGGCGAAGGAGTGGAACTCGTTCCACTTGAACTGAAGCCAGCATTGGTAGAAGAAGCAGAACGTCGAGCCGCCCCACTGCCGCGCCTTGAGGATGATCAGCGATATGGGCTCGCCCAGCGCCCGCATCTCCTCGCAGATGGCCAGCGCCATCAGCTGCGGCAGGTTGAGGGTGAACCTCACGCGCTTCTTCGCCGTCTTGTGCTTGATCCAAATGCAGAAGAACGCCCAGCACACGAAGTCGTGCTTGTGGCGTATTCGCCGTATCCGGCGCTCTATCTCCAGCGGTGACGGCTTGCCGTACTTCCATTTCTTCTTCTCGATGTACGGCGCGATGCCCTTCGCCCGCACCACCTCCCTGACCAGCTTGTTCTTCATCATCTCGGGCGGCACCCACTGCACGGGGATGGCATAGTCCGGGATGCAGAGCTTCACGCGCTTGAGCCCCGTCAGCTCGGCCACGCCTTGGCCGGTCACGGGATCGTATTCCGCCCGCAGCCGCTCCCAGCGCCTCTCGTTCTCGGCGATGAACTGCCTATAGATATCTTCCTGCATCGCTCTTTATGCCTTGCCACCAGCGGCCGACGGCCGCGCCGCCCATCCCCAGGAGGAAGGCGGCGACGTGCGTGGTGGCGCTGAAACGGGGGATGAAGACCATCGCCACGGTCACGGCGAGGAACACCCACACCACGGGCTGCCGCCACCAGGGCGAGGACAGGGGCGGGGTGCGTAGACCCAGCACGGCGTAGAGGATGTTCGAGAATCCGATCACGGGGCGGAAGGAGAGGGGATAGACCGCTATGGCAATAATATAAGGAATGACAAAATCCCTGCAAGCCTTGCAGCGGCCGGGGCGGTAGATGCTCCAGATGGCGACGCTGTTCACGGCGAGGTGCCGCCAGTTCGCGTGGAAGAACGAGTACAGCAGGGCGCGGTCCCAGTAGCCGCCCGTGGTCAGGATCTCGGGGATGCCGACGGCGGCCTGGATGACGGCGAAGGCCACGATGAGGATCAGTCGTACCATCCCAGCCTCCTCCTGCGGCGTTTCATCTCGCCCCGCAGCATCTTTCGCGCTCCGTCCGTGGAGATGTAGAACTCGGGGGCGGGGCGGTCCACCAGCAGCTCCATGATCCGCTCGCGGGAGAGCGACGTGCCTGGGTTCTCCTCGAGGAAGCGCAGGTAGTCCGCATAGAGCTGGCGCACCATCCGGCGCTGCGATTCGTGGCACTCGGACAGCGTCGAGCCGGCGATCATCTTGCCGACGAGGAGGGATGCGGACTTGGATGATATGAAGAAACAGGGGGCCGGCTGGCGCGCACACCACGACGCCGCGCCGAACATCGAGTCGAAGCGGCCCTCCTTCAGTCCTCTCTTGTAAACGGAATAGAGCGCCTCCGCCTTCTTCCGCGTAAGCCCGTTGTCTCTCAAGGCAGTGAAGAAGGTGGTCGCAGTCCGTTGCGAATATACGAAAAAAAGTTGAATGGAGGGGCTCCTTTGGGAAAGATAGACCAAAATGCACAAGTCAAAGAAATAATTTTGATCCGTTAAGGATTGTAAACACTTTTTCACAATGGAAGAAGAGAATAAGACTCAAGCCCCTTCGCCCCGCGAGAACCTGCTCGCCAGGGCGCGTGAGCGCTTCAGCGACCGCACGTTCGACGACCTCGGCGTGGAGCAGCCCTCGGAGGGTGCCGCCGATCTTGACGAGGCCATCGACGAGATGCTGACTGAGCTCATCAACAAGCAGACGACCTACGACGAGAAGAACGCCCGCCTCACGGAACTCCTGATGTCAGACCCTTCCGCCGCGGAGTACCTCCAGAGATGGGTGGAGACGAAAGATCCGCGCACCGCCCTCGTCGAGACTTTCGGCGACGAGCTCGGCATGAGCGAGGAGGCGCAGGCCGGTTTCCAGGGCAACCTCGAAAGCTGGCGCGAGCGCAAGGCCGCCAACGACGCCATCGAGGCGCAGGCCCAGGCCAACTGGGACGAGTCCCTCGCCGCCCTCGAGTCGTGGGGCGATGAGCGCGGACTCTCGATGGAGAACAAACGCGACATCATGCTGCACCTCCTCGGCGTCACCTACAACGGTCAGGAGAACAAGTACGGACCCGAAGAGTTCGAGATGGCGTGGCATGCGATGAACTACGACAATGATGTGGCCGCCGCCCGCGCAGAGGGTCAGGTCGCCGGACGCAACGAGCGCATCGAGGCCGCCCGCCGCGACCGCTCCGTCGCCGGTGCCATGCCGCCCGCGGCATCCGGCAGCCAGGGAGGCCGCACCCGCGAACGCCGCCCCGAGCCGGAAGGCGACATCTGGGACAACCTTTCCAAACGATAAACCATAACATTTTGATTTAATATGAAACGGATCAATTTCTTCAAAACCCATAAGATGAGCGTCCTCTCGATGCTTCTTGTGGTGGCCGCGGTCCTGCTGGGTGCAGACCCCGGCTTTGCGATGGCTGTCGACCCCGTCGACCTGGCTGGCAACGCCAACCCGTCCACGAACCTCGACACCTATGACGCCTCTACGAACCCCGGCGGCCGTCCGGCCGACGAGACCCTCCAGACCGATGAGCAGGGTGGCAAGACCCAGCTCCAGGGCAAGGCCGCTACCGGCACCGACGTCACCGACGCCGGCCTCGAGGCGGAAGACTACGACGACCGCGTGGACAACTTCAAGAAGTTCGCCTTCCCGATCGAGACCTACGTCGCCCGCCGCTGCCGTCCGCAGAAGGTCAACAGCTACATCCACAAGCACTACCGCACGGGTTCGACCGACCTGGTCGCCACCTACACCGGCAGCAGCTTCAACATCGTGGCCGGCCAGAACACCTCGACGACCTACATCGCATCGACGCGCATCCTGACCCTGTCGGTCTCCGACTTCGAGAACCCCGAGTGCCTGCTCGAATACTCCACCGTCGCCGTGCGTGGCGTCGAGGGCTTCAAGAAGGACGACTCCGGCAACGAGATCTCCGACGGCGAGATGATCCTCTATGTCCTGGATCACAAGGACACCAACGACAAGGTTAAGTTCTATGTCGTGAACGCCCCGTTCAACACCACGGGCAGCGCCACCACCGTGACCTTCGCCGCGAACACCGAGCTCTACGTCATGGGTACCGCCTGCTCCGAGTCGCAGATGAGAGTCGCCCCCGAGACCTACCTCCCGGAAGGCTTCGACCAGTATCTCCAGAAGAAGATCGAGACCGTCGTCATCACCGACTACTTCGACGAGCAGACCAAGAAGGTCAGCCACAAGACCCAGCAGGTTCTGGACAACGCCGCCTATAACTTCAAGCGCAAGTGCGCCCGCTCCCACTGGAACGGCACGATGGCCGCCAAGGACATCATCGTTCCCGAGACCGGCCGCGAGCGCGTGTACATGGAGAACGGCCTGCTCCGTCAGGTCAACATGCTCTACACACACGGCAGCGAGTTCACCGACGACGACCTCCTCGCCCTCACCACGCTGATGTTCACGGACAACTCCGCCAGCGAGAAGGCCACCGCCTTCTGCGGAAAGAAAGCTATGAAGCGCTTCATCCAGCTGGTCAACAGCGCCCAGAAGTACAAGGAAGTCAGCAAGGTCACCGTGAACGACTACGGCATCCGCGTCCGCAAGTACGAAGACAACTTCGGCGAGATCGAATTCGTCTGGGACCGCACCCTCGACGACCTCGGCTATGAGGAATACATGGTCATCCTCGACCTGAGTAACGCCACCCGTTACTATATGCGTAACGACCAGAAGACGACCCGCGACATGAGCAAGACCGGCGAGGCCCGCGAGGCCAAGGAGCACAACCTCTGCCGCATCGACTGCGTCGCGCTGAACGGCTTCAACAGCATCATCGCCTGCCCGAGCTCGATGGCCATCGCCGCCAAGAACACCGGCGGCATCCAGGCCGAGTTCCACAGCGTGAGCGCCCTGCCTACCGGCAGCGCCCTCGATGCCACGGCCAAGTCCTATCGCTACTACCTGACCGCCGACGACGAAACCTCCGGCTTCAACAAGGGAGACGTCGTCGAATGGGATACCGACCTCGACGGCTGGGTGGAATTCGAAGGCCTCATCCGCGCCTAAGTTCCGCTGAATCCACAAGAGGGGGAGGGGAGGCCCCTCCCCCTTCTCTTTTAACACAAACAACAATACTATGACCAAAGTTTATTCTTACGCCGAAAAGACGACGGCCATCATCCGAATCCCCGTGGGAAGCTCGGGCAAGGCATTCCTCAACGTGGAATTCAAGGGCGGCCGCAAAGTCGGCAACAGCTTCAAACCGGCGACGTACTGCACCGCCGACCCCACCGAACAGGCGATCATCGAGAACAGCCCCTATTTCGGCCGCGGCGTCAAGCTCGTCCGCAGCTACGACAACGGCGGCAACGAGGTCGCCCCCGCCCTGGCCACCGACAAGCCGGAGGCCGTGGAGGTCACCATCGTCAACGTGACGGAAGTGAAGACCCGTGAGGAGGCAGTGGCCTACCTCAAGTCCAAGGGCGTGAAAGCAACCCAGCTGCGGGACGACGCAGCCATACAGAAACAGGCGCAGCGCATCGGCGTCGCGTTCCCCAACCTTTTTGAATGATGACCGATCTCTCCATCAGCGAAGTCGTAGAAGCCGTCCGCAAGAACCTGGACGAGCTCGACCCGAACGGAAATGCCTCCGTGATGTATACCGATGAAGCATCCGACAACGAGTCGTTGACGGATGTCATCGCGCGCTTCATCCCCGAAGCCATCAACGCCATCCATATGGCGGCACCCGTCGCGCTGCTGGAGGGAAAGGACTTTGTGGTGGGCGACCTGGACTCCGTCACGGAAGACGGCGGAGTCCTGGCCGTCACACTCGACGACGGGACGGACTTCCTGCGCCTGGTGGCATTCCGCGCCAAGGACTCCGCCATCGTCGTCACCGACGCCATCCCCGAGGCATCGGCGGAAGGGCGCAAGCAGCTGAACCCGTACATCCGCGGACGTTACGACCGCCCGCGCCTGGTGCAGCTCCAGGGGGCGCATACCGGCCCCTCGTTCAAATACTATACGCTGGACACGGAAGGGTCGGGCTATTCGGGATACCATACCACGCCGTCCTCCGCCATCGCCCAGCTCACCTTCATCCAGGAACAATTCTATGACGAGGACGCCGAGGACTATCCCATCTCGCGCCGCCTTCGCCAGAACATCATAGACTACGTCACCGCCTCCGTGATGGTGACGTACAACGACCAGCGGGCGCAGACCTATTTCGAAAAAGCGAACAACTTCCCAAGAGCGTAGGCCATGTCAAGGAAATTCAGGATCGGCACGGATGTGTCCGTGGCTTGGACGCTCGAAGACAGGGAGGGCTCTGCCTATGACCTGACGGGGAGGAGCATCAATGTGTACCTCTTCTGCCGGGGCTTGCAGATCCCCATCCAGAGCCCGGCGGTCTCCGCCAACACGATATCGTTTACTTTCCGCGGCAAGGACCAGACCGTCTTCGGGCAGTACGGCCTGCTCTACGTCGAGAACGACGGGCAGGTCGGCATGGTCTCCTTCGACATCCCCGACGCCTTCCAGCTTACGCCACACACCTGGCTCACAAGGCCGGCGTGTCCGCCGAAAGGCGTGGAGACCGGGTCCGTCGAGATCACCTCGAGAATGCCGCTTAAAATACCAGCATAGCCATGTCGAAGAAATTCAGGATCGGAAATGACATCCCCGTCCGCTGGATACTGAAGGACGGCAGCGGTGAGCCTTACGACCTCACCGGGAAAAGTTACAAGATATATCTCGTCAACCACAGCAAGCTGATGCGGATCTCGACCCCGACCGTCGAGGTCAACGTGGTGTCGTTCGTGTACTATGGCAAAGACCAGAAGCTCGACGGCCAGTACGGGCTGATGCTGGTGGAGAACGACGGCCAGGTGGATATGGTCACCTACGACGTCCTCGACGCCTTCTGGATCGTCCGCCATTCCTGGCTCATCGAGCAGGGCGAAGACCCCGCCTGCGTGGAGACGGACTGCGTGGAGATCACCTCCAGGGTGACCCCCGATCCGATCACGGCGGAGGATGTCATCATGGCCCTCGGCTACACGCCGGCGGACGAGGACGACCTGGACGGCAAGGCCGACAAGGTGGACGGCGCGGTCGCCGGACACCTCGCGTCGCTGGATGCGAACGGGAACCTGACGGACTCGGGAATACCCGCCAGCGGAGGCGGCGGCTTCCAGCATGTCTATAGCGGATCTCTCGCGTCTGTAACAAATCCCGCCGAGGGCGACATCTGTATCGTACCGGCCCACGACGATGTACCTGCCGAGGCCTATGAATACCTGAACGGGGAATGGCAGAGTCGGGATGATATCTCCGACGCCATAGCCTTGGCTCAGTCGGCCTACCAGAAACCCGAAAGCGGTATCCCGGCGGCAGACTTGGCAAGCGGCGTGATTCCTGACATCTCCGGCAAGGAGGACAAGTCCAACAAGGTAACCTCACTTTCGGGTTCTTCCACGGACGCGCAATATCCTTCTGCCAAAGTGGTGTATGACGCCTTGCCGAAGACCCTTGTGAGCAGCCTGTATGTGATGCCGGACACTTACGACACCACCAAGGATATCCAAGAGTCGACCGCCGCACTCGGCATCTCCGAGGATGACTTGAACGACTTGTTTGCCGGGAAGTATGAAAAGATCAAGTTCGGCGACGACACGCTCGATGTTACGGTCGTGAACGGTCAAAGCCCTTGGCGGGTTAAGTTCGTGAGTCCGGATATGCTGACGGAGTACATACTCTACGGAATCACGATTATGGCTGGTGGCGTTTTCCTTGTCGGAACGACGCTTTACAAGGGAGCTGCGGTTCAGTTTACCGAGCAGAGCCTATCGGCGGCGCAACGCGAGCAAGCCCGGGCGAACATTATGGCAGAGGCGGCGTGGCAGGACTTGCCGGTGCTGTATAACTATTCGAGTAGTACTACGGCGGAACAAAAGGCGCACAATCTCGAGGTGTTAGATGCGATATGCACCAATACCAGCTTGGCTAATCCAAAACAACGTGTCGCGATTGATGATTCCGGCTTTTACACTAACCACATCACCGTCTATTATGCGTATAAGAACGGCTCCGAATATATCGTCTATGGCTATGGCTATCTGTTCGAGTTGTTCTGGGCGAATTATTGTGAAGTGACCATAAAGTCCACGGATGGCGAGTTGGATTTTGCAATAACACAGGTATTGAAAGACCCGATCGCCGTTCCATTTACAGACGCCGAACTTGCAGCCGCAACTGAGAATGTCGAGTACACTATCGCCAAGACGACCGATACCAGTGATGTGCTAACCGCAGATAACGATCTTGCGGATAGTCAACTGTACCGATATAAAAACAGCCTCTCCTACGGATTCAAACCCGATGTGCAAACCGTCTGGGATCGCGATTATTACGATGTCTTCTTCGACACCGACGACAAGACCATCCGTATGCGCGTCTACTACGACAAGCACATCACGATCCTCTGGTGGCACAAGGCGGAGCAGGACAACTACCTCATCGGCGACTCATCGTCTCCCTACGGCGGAACTCCTCTTGAGTTGGAGAGCAAGGCGAATCGGGTGAACGCGCTCACGGGCAACGAGGCTGACACCAGCAAATATCCGAGTACGAAAGCCCTCGCCGATGCCCTCGGCAAGATGGGCGTGGTCAGCCAGACGCAGACCTGGACGGGGAGCGATGCAAACGGGTGGACTTATGCGATGTCCGACATTGTGCGCGGACTGATTCCGCAAGCCGCCATTGACCTATACACCGAGGCAGGGGCAACCTTTAACGCCACTACGGGATATTTTGAACTCAATGGCTTGACCGACTTGTCCTACGAGGAAATCAAACTCGCCTATAAATTCTCATACAATACAAACGGCGAGTGGACAAATATCAGCACGGGTGTTGACATTTGCAACATCCGTACGAACTTTCCTTTGAAAAAAGGTCAAGTTATTGACGGGGGGATCGCCGCATATAAACGGGGTATTGTTACAACATTGTATTATTTCGGCCTTCTTCCGAACTTAGAGGTGTTTTGTTTGACATATGGCGATGATACTCAACTTACTCTTTCTTCGTATTCAGGATATTTATTCTATCAAATCCCGACACGATTAAGAGAAGTTATCGGAGGATTAAATGTTTATAATGGGGGGCGAATTGATGAGAACTATTTTTTCAATGCTTGCTATTTTTTGGAAAAATTACATCTTGTTGACCTCCGCAAAAATGTGATGTTGAAAAACCTTAAAGCACTCGCTCTTGAGTCGGTTGTGTTCGCCGTTGACCACTCTGCCAACGGCAGCACCGCCATCACGATAACCCTGCACGCCACGGCCTACGCACGCTGCCAAGCGGACACCACCACCTACACCTACAACGGCAACACCTACACGGGCGTGATAGCCTATGGAGCCGCAAAGAATATCACGATAACCTCCGCATAAAACTTGAAGTAACTATGGCAATCAAAACTGGCCTTATAAAAGATAAGAACGGGGATACCTTCTTCCCCCAGACCGACGCGAGCCTCGTCATCGGCCTCACGCTGGTCAACGACCTTGTGAACTACTACCTCAAGAGCGAGGTCTACACCAAGGCTGAGGTGGCGGCACTCATCGGCGCGATCAATCAGTTCCACTATGAGATTGCGGCCTCGACCAGCGCCGTCACGAATCCGCAGAGCAATGTCCTCTACCTTATCGGCCCGACGGGAAGCGGCGCGGACAAGTATGAGGAGTATGTCTATCCCAACTCCACGACGGGGTGGGTAAAGATTGGCGACACCAGCATCGACTTGAGCGGTTATGAGCAGACAACAAACCGCGTGACGGCGGTATCCGCCCAGTCCGACAACAACCACTATCCCACGGCCAAGGCGGTGTGGGATGCCATCGTTGCAGGGAAGGAGATATTTTGGGTTACTTACGGAACAACCACCGCAAGCGAGATTGCGACTGCAATATCGGACGGAAAATTACCTTGCGTGCAGTATTCCAGCCGTGTTTATATCCTTGCGCTTACCGATTCCTCTTACTACTATTTCATAGCGGCGCAACCCGACAAGATTTCGTATCTGCGTCAGTCGCGTGGTAATAGTTCGTGGATAGGTGGGACTAACACATTTGAGAACACATCCGACAAGGTTTCCACCATCTCCGGCAACGAAACCTCGACCTCGAAATACCCCAACACCAAGGCTGTCGCCGACGCCCTTGCCCTGAAATACACCAAACCAAACGACGGCATCCCCAAGTCCGACCTCTCCGCCGAAGTCCAGTCGGCCATCGACAACGCCTCCATCACGAAGCTCGCCGACCAGACCTTCACCTTCCGCAAGTCGCCCGCCAACTCCACGCGGGGAAGGCTCAATGCGGTCAAGGGAAAGAGCGTGGTGTGGAACCAGCTGCTCGATGTTCAGCATATTCAAGGAACTGGTAATGGTTCGTATGTTTCGTTCGGTGCCACTCAGTTCCAGATGGTTTCGGGCCACAAATATCTCATCAAATTATCGAATTGGACGAATGTGGCGCAAGTTCGAGTAAGAGAGCCATTCATCGGTAGTAGTGTCACATCCGATACAATTTTCACGGCCTCTGCTTCCGGCAACTGCTATTTCCAGTGGTTAGCCGCGAGTGGAGATTCGGTGGACTTCTATGCTTCTTGCATCGACTTGACTCTCCTCTGCACCTCTGGCTACGAGCCGTCCACGGTGGCCGAGTTCGAGGCTTTGTATCCTTTGCCGTACTACGCCTACGATGCCGGGACAATCAAGAGCAACGCGGCAACGGCGGTGGAGATGGTAGGACGCAACCAATGGGATGAGGAGTGGGAGAACGGAGTGTACGATACAATAACCGGAGAGAAGGCGGAGGATGAAAACAAAATAAGGAGTAAAAATAAGTTCCCGGCCCTTCCGAATACATCGTACTTTGTACAATGTCCGAGTAATGCAACAATGCAAGTTTTTTGCTTTGACGCGTCCGGGGAACTTATTAAGAGATGGAATGGCGCATACAATTTCAAAGGTGTCACCAGCCCACTCGCCTTCACCACTCCTGCCGGAACGCACTTGATGGCTTTCCATATCACTCAAGCCACCTACAACCACGACATCTGCATCAACCTCTCCGACGCCTCGTTCAACGGCCAGTACGAACCCTACCGCAAGGAAACCCTCCAACTGAACATCCCAACCATCACGGGTAAACTCAACGGCGAGGGGACGAGCGTGACCATCTTCCCCGACGGACTCCGTCAGGCGGGTACGGCCTACGACGAACTCGTCGTGGACTCCGACGGCTGGATTCGGAGCGCCATAAAGAGGGTTGAGATGATAGACCTTGGCGATGAGTCGCTGACCTATCACGACTATTCTACCGAAGCAACAACCGCACAACCTTACGGCAGTTCCAGAATTACGGATTTGTCAACAAGGGCATCAGGTAAGCAACTTTGTTGCTCGAAATATATCAATAGCGCCAGCTTCACTTCATCCGATAAAGCCGTAACTGGCTACGCAACAAGCTCTACATTCTACATTATCGATAGTTCGATGATGGGCTATACTGCCGCACAAGTCAAGACGGCGGTCACTGGCGCAAAGTTGAACTACGAACTCGCCACCCCTCTCGAGTACCTCCTCGACACCCCCATCTATGTGGGCTTCTCCGCCCTGCCCGGAGGTACCGAGAGAAGGCTCCCTGCCGATACCGCATCCTCCGTCATCGCCCCCTTCCGCGCAGACTTCCAGTACGGACTCACCGAGGAGGAGATGAGGCAGGATACCACCGAAATCTTCTGGGTCACTTATGGGATAACTACTGCGGCTGAGATTGACGCAGCATCAGCTGCCGGGAAATTGTCGATGTGTTGGTACAACGGAAAGTGTTATGTGATATCACAGGATAAATCGAATGATGATTTTTATTTCGGTTGTCTTTACGGAAGGAACGGCTATCTGTTGAGGCTCTCAAGAAATGGCACTTGGACAACTGGCTTAACCAATTTTGAGAGTACGGGAGACAAGGTGTCATCCGTCGCTGGTTACGAATCGAATACAACCAAGTATCCCTCCACCAAAGCCACCTACGACGCCATCCATCCCTCCGTCGCCACCACCCAGCCTTCCGGCGGCTTCCTCCCGAACATCGTCTACGACCTCGGAACGCTGACCGGCACGGTGACCTTCTCCCTCGCCACGCCCACGGACGCGAACATCGCCAACGCCTACCATTGGACGTTCGAGACCGACACCACCGCGCCGACCATCACCTGGCCCGCGAACCTCGTCTGGGCGGAAGGGAGCGCACCCACGATCTCCGCGTCGAAACACTATGAGATAATGATTCGCGGACACTACGCCAACGCCATCGAGTTCGACCTCTATGTCCCCGCATCGTAGCCTATGAGCAACTTCTTCGATACATTCCTGCTACGGCGGTTCTCGGGCGCGAAAAGCGCATACATCGAGTTCGCGGACACGACCGTCGCTTCCATCTGCGCCAGTACTTGGGGCGACGGAACGGGGCTTACCTACGCCCGTGCGAAGTCCATCACGACGCTCGGAACGGCGTTCAAGGGGAACACCTCCATCGTGAGCTTCGACGAACTACAGTATTTCACGGGCCTCACGACGATCGACAACTACGCTTTCCAAGATTGCACCGCTCTCGCGCAGGTCACTCTTCCTCCGACACTCTCCGTCGTCGGTCAGTACGCCTTCAACGGATGCACCTCGCTGGCGACCGTGAACTACTACGGCACGGGAACCTTCTCGATGAACGCCCGCGCCTTCCAGAAGTGTCCGCTCACGACATTCCCGACGAAGGCGCTCTCGTCTATGGTGGGCGACTACGGGCTCCACGGCAACAAGCTCGCCGTCATCGAGTTTTCGTCCTCCTTCACGGCTTTCGGCTACGGCGCTTGCATCCGTGGCGGACAGGCTCCCCAGACCGTCATCATACACGCAACGACGCCTCCTACAAGCGGCGGACGCCCGTTCTACTATGACCGTGGCGGCGGCTCGTTCTACATCAACCCCTCCGTCCGCATATACGTTCCGTACTCCGCCGACCATTCCATCCTCGCCGCATACCAAGCCGCAAGCGGATGGTCTGAGTTCGCCAACTATATGTACGAATACCACGAAGTACCGGCGGCATACCGTCGGCTCACGGGCATCGTCTTCGACGGGAATGTGTACTACGAAACGAACTTCAAGCTCACGGGCGCAGACCGCGTGTCCGTGGACTTCTCCATCACGAAGGCTTGCAACGTATTCGGCTGCTATACCTCCGCCGAGGCGTCGAACAACTACTCCCTCTACGCCACGACGACATCCGGCGGAAAGTATATGCGCTACGACGGCGGAACCTACAACTCCTACCTCTCCACGAACACCCGATACACCGCGACCATCAAGCCCACGGGAACGGAAGGGTTACGCACGAACTCGTCTTGGACGGCGGCAACATTCACCGCCGACAATAATATGCTCATCGGCACGACGGCGACAAACGCTACCTCGTCCAAATTCTCCGGCACATTATACGGAAACGTGGACGTCGCGGGGCGCACGTCCCTCATCCCCGTGGAGCGCATCTCCGACGGGGCGATAGGATACTACGACCCCATCGCCGACGCGTTCCTTGCCAACCAAGGCACGGGAACTCCAGTAAAACTCGGTTACGCTTAAAAGAAAAAGGCTATGCTATACTACAAGATCATCAACGACAAGACCGTCATCTCCGACTGCCGGACGCTCTACATAGAGGAGCAAAATCAATGGCTCAGCAATCCCTCTCAGGAGCAGATTTTCCACGAGGGCTGGGCCATATACACTCCTCCGCCTACCCCGCCCCAGACCGAACCCTACGACTCCGAGGTCATCGCCGCCGTCAAGAAGATGCTGTCCTCGTCCGTCGAATCCCTCACCGACGAGGAAGCACTCGAGGTAGCCGCGCTGTACCCGACGTGGGCATCTATGATTGACAAACCCGTCGTCACGGGCGAGAGATACTGGTACAACGAGAAACTGTACAAGGTCGTGCAGAACCATACCGTCCAAGCAGACTGGACTCCCGATGTCGCGACTTCGCTCTTTACGGAAGTGTCAGTTGACCCCTGGCCGGAGTGGGTACAACCGACGGGAGCGCAGGATGCCTATATGACCGGCGACCAGGTGTCCTACGAAGGTCATCATTGGATTTGCACATCCGACTATAACATCTACGCCCCAGGAGTTTTCGGGTGGGAACAAGCTGACTAACCTATGCGAAAATTCCTCATCGTCCTCAAAGACATCCTCATTCTCCCGATCGCGCTCATAGCGCTGGTCGGCATATTAATCATCAACCTGTTTTCAAATGAATAAGATCCCTTTCGGCATCTACGTCGTCGCCCTCTTCATCTGGGGGCTGATCGCCATCGCCACCTCCGCCGCGGTCTGGAACTCCCATCCCGGCACGTTCCTCTCCATCGTGGCCGCCCTGAACCTTGCCATCAACGGCTGGTGCATCTATTGGAAAATTAAGAACATCCCTCCGATGCAGTAGCCATGGCGACGAAACCCACACCCAGAAAGTCCTCCGGCAAGACGGCAAAGACCGTCAAGCCGCAGATGGTGCCCAGATCAAGAAAGACCGCAAATGGAAACCCCAGACCCAAGAAGCGCTCTTGAGCGGATCATCGGGGTGACCAGGCGGTTCACGAAGGTTGTACAGGTACTACCTTTCGTGTATCTGCTGGTCTTTGCCTTCGTGGCGATCGCAGAGCCGTTCCTCTCGGACAGCGCCTTCGACCTGGTCAACAACCTCTTCTATGTAGCGCCGGGCATCCAGGCCGTTGCCCTCGGCCTCTCCCGGCTTCTCCGCCTCTGCCGCTGGCATAAGATAGCCTGCCTTCTGCCGATGTCGTCACAGGCGGAGAGCTACATAGACGGATATCTCTTCCAATTCGCGCAGAACGAAATCGTCTGCGTCAACACGGTGATCGGAATCATATCGGTCGCCTTCATCGTTTTCTCCATCCGCCATTTCTTCCATGGACGCCAAAGACCTGGTACGGCAAACGCTTGACTACTGGCGCTACAAGCTCGATCACAACCTCTGCACGATGGAGGAGATCGACTCCATCGCCAGGATGATGGAGAACAACCTCAGGATCACGGGTACGGTCGAGGACTTCGCCAAGTTCTGCGGAAAGCCCGAGCAGGCCGTCCGCAACGTCATCAGCCGGAAGGTGCTGGACAAGCCGCGCCGCAGGGTCTACTACAACTTCTTCCCCTTTCTCAAAAATATACCGGACAAGTGGCTGAATAAAAAGTAGTTCACACTACTTTTGGACATAATTCCGTAGGGAATATACCATAGCGAACTTTGTATTGACGATAGCCGTGAGCTATCCAATGCAAAGTTTAATTTTTAATACACAATCGCTATGGCTTCTGAGACTGTAGTTTATACTCCCGAACAGAACAACGGGGGTACTGTGCCCGCTTGGCTCGCTTACAACAATGGCGGCCTCGGTAATGGGCTTGGCGGCTGGGGCGGAGGCATTCTCGGCTTCCTTCTCGGCCTCTTCTTCGGTAATGGCGGTTGGGGCGGTTTCGGTAACGGCTTCGGCGGCTTCGGCGGCGGAGCTGGCGCTGGCTTCCTCTCCAACCAGCTGAGTAACGATTCTGGGCGTGAGCTCCTGATGAACGCGATCAACTCTAACGGCGAAGCCTCTCGCTCTGCCGTGCAGAATCTCGCGACCGCTCTCGGCCAGGATTTCAATCTCGTCAACAGCGGCGTGAGCGCAATCCGCGACGGCCTCGCCGCGCTGACCGCGCAGACCGGTATGTCTGCACTCCAAATCCAGAATTCGATTCAGTCTGGCGACGCCGCACTCGCTTCGAAGCTCTGTGAGTGCTGCTGCAATATGAAGCAGCTGGTTACCACTCAGGGTTACGAAAACCAGATTGCAACCCTCAACCAGACCAACGCACTGGCTGGCGCTATCACCGGCGGCAACCAGCGCATCGTTGATGCAATCTCGGATCTCAAGTCCACGACAATCTCCGAATTCTGCGCCGCTCGAGAGAGAGACATGCAGAGCAAGATCGACACGCAGGCTGACCTCATCACCCAGTTGCGCGGCCAGCTCGACAACGACCGCCAGACGGCCCAGCTCGCGGCTCTTATCGCACCCATCCAGCAGGAGGTGAACGACATCAAGTGCAAGCAGCCGTCCACCGCGACCGTCACCTACCCGAACCTCGTTGCCGTCAATGCTACTCCGTATGTCAGCGGCGGCTACTACCAGGGCGGTTATAACGGCTACTACGGCGGTGGAGTCCCCGGTTTCGGCTGGGGTAACGGCATCAGCTTCTAAGAAAGGAGGTCGCCATGTTTTGTTGCACTTACATCACAACGAACAGCAATGGCACGCAGCTCCTTAGGACAAGCAGTGTGACCGTCGGTACGGACACCGTGGACTTCGCCCTCGGCTTCCGCAGAATCCCGCAGATGGGTTACCTGACGATCAACATTGCCGATGCCATTCCGACTGGAACGACGGGCACCTTACCCGTTCGCTTCACGCTGAACGGCAACACCCGTAACCTCACCTACTTCGGAGGTACGAACGTAACCGCCGAGGATCTCGAAGGCGTTGGAGTGATCACGGTCTTCTACGACTTCTTCAGCGGTCTGCTCCAGCTCACCTCACCTCTTGCACCGGCTGGTGCTTAATCATCCATTCATTAACTCAACAATATGTTCCAGAACCTTAGTCAGGGGGCATCCGTAACGCTCTTCTATCGTAACGAGCCCCGCATCATAACAGGAAAGGTCGCTTCCGTCAATACCCACATGCCGACCTACAACCCGAACCAGCCGATGGCGATGTTCAACGGACTCGTCACGGACATCACCGTCCAGGCTGGAAACGAATCAATCCCCTTCGCCGGGTTGCCGGCTAACGGAGTGGTAGCAGATTTCCCCAGCAAGGGGATGTTCCTGGCGATAGACAGCGCGGCGGCCTACCGCGAGGTGGACACCGCCATCGCCGCCTTCGAGCAGGATCTTGCGACGGTACCCGAGAAACAACGTCTCCTGGAAGGCTACAAAAAGCTGCGCCTGGAGAAGAACCCGGAGGCCAGAAGAGAGGCCGAATGGGAGAAAGAACGGGCCGAGATGCGGGGCCAGATCGAAGAGATGAAGCAGATGCTCTCTGCGGTTCTCGGTTCTAAAGCAAAGGAGAAATAACTATGGGACTTATTCACATCATGGAGCGGAGCGACGACACCGCCCGCTTCAACGAAGCTATGAAACGCGCCAAGTCCGGGCTGATGGAGGCCTGCGAGATCTGGGAGGATATGAAAGCCGAGCTCTCCGAGCGTGGCGGATACGGCGAGCGTAGCAGCTACCGCCGCCGCGACGACTGGGGCGGCGAGTACGAAGAGCGCCGTGGCCGGGACTCCCGTGGCCGCTATATGTAGCACCGAGGCGGGGAGGGGCGACTCTCCCCGCTATTAAAACGATACGACAATGGAAAGGTTAGACTACTACGACATCATGCCAAAGGGCATGGATGCATACCTGGCAAGCCACGGCCATCACATATCCAAGCCGATGCTCGAGTGGGCGGTAGGCATGATGCGCGACCGCGCTGGGAACAAGGTCAACCTGATTGACCGGAAGGCCTTGGACGAGATGATTAAAGCCAACGGAATCCAGCTCCGCCGCAAGGAGGGGTTCTACGATCCGATCTATGTGTACTGCATGGCCAAAAGCGATTACCTCGGCTCCTCGATTACGGATGAGGCGAGGCTTGTCCGCTACGTCGTCGACTACATCGATGACGAGGATGGAAACCCGACGAGGGCCTTCGACGAACTCTACATCAACTGCCTGGCGAAGGGGATCGACATCCCCTGGGCCGAACTGATTTGATGATGGAACACCGCATTCTATACATAGGTAAGTGGCACATAGACTTCCTCTTCGCAGAAGAGGGCTATGACCGGGAGGAAGCGCTGGAGTATCTCTACGACTGCGGCGCTTCCGACTATGCCCTGCGGCAGGCGGAGAACCTGATGGTCTTGTGCGAGTGGAACTGTGGCTTCACATTCGCCAATCCGCTGGAGTATCGCGCCGTGGTTTTCATCGGGCCTACCAGCAGCAGCGATGAGTTCATCAACACGACGGTGCATGAAGTCCATCACCTGGCCGTCGCCATCGCGGAAGAGCTGGGCATAGACCTGGAGAGCGAGACGCCGGCCTACATCGCTGGAGACTCGGCGAAGGCGCTGGCCGATGTCATCTGCCAGATGGGCTGCCCTCACTGTCACGCTTCCTGAAGTACGGGTTGTCCCGCATCAGCTCGGCGTTCTTCTCCTTCTCGAACTTGATGTACTTTCGGAAGGTGGCCTCGCTGGTGTGGCCGGTGATGAGCATGATGTTGTAGGCCGGGACTCCGTGCTTGTACATATTCGTGGCCGCCGTCCGCCTTGCGGTGTGGCTGGTCACCAGGTCGCACTTGGCCTTGACCTCCTCGACCCTCTTTCCGCCCTTGAAGAATACCCTCGTCACGGGCTGGGTCAGGCCGGCGTCGCGGCACACTTCCTTTATATAGGTGTTGAGCTTCTGCTCGGATATCTCCGGCACCTTTCCGTCATAGCGGTCGAGGATCTCCCTGACGATAGGGTGGAGAGGGATGCTGACGCGGAAGCCTGTCTTCTTGTGCGTAAAGTATATGGTGTCGTCGGTGACGTCCTTCTTCTCCAGCCTGGAGTAGTCGCTCCAGCGCATCGCGGTGTAGCATCCGACGAGGAAGATGTCTCGGGCCTTGGCCTTGTAGCCTGTCAGCGGCAGGGCATAGATGGCATCCAGCTCCTGCTCCGTGAGGTACACCGCATCCACCTCCTCCTGCTGCTTGCGGAAACGCTGGTAGTCCGTGTTGTCGTGCAGCTTGTCCCTGAGGGCGGCGTTCATCACGGCCTTGAGGTTCTTGATCTGCGTTCCCTTCATATTCTCCTTGTAACCCTTGACCTCGTCCATCCATCGGCAGAAGTCTTCGTAGAACTTGTCGTCGATGGCGGAGAAGGACAGGGGAGTACGGAACTCGGAAAGGATTCTCCACGACAGGATGCGGTTGCGGCCGATGACCTTTCGGCTCTCCGACCGGGTGGTTGCCCAGTGGTGGTAGTATTCCAGCAGGGAGTTGTCGTCCGTCCTGGCGGCGGGCTGGTTCTTCGCCTTTAGGATGGCGTCCCGCACCTGATCCAGCGTCCAGCCATCGTCGGCCATATGGAGCAGGGCGGTCTGCGTGACGGTGTCCCAGGAAGAGAGCGATGCATTCTTTGCCCTGTAGGATATGTCAGATGGGCGAACCCGTTGCCGCTTGGAATCCCAATCCTTCGCCCAGACCTGTATCTTGGTGGAGATCTTTACCTGATCCTGGCCCTCGCGGATGCGGAGCAGGATCGTCGACAATGCGTTTTCGTTGTGTGTTCTCAGGATGAAAATGTGTGACATGGTCTTGAAATCATAGGGTTCGACCCCCGTTTGTTTGAAATTCGGACCCCAATTGGGGTCTTTTTTGGTGGAAAATGGTGGAAAGTTCGTGGAAAGAGATGGACGGCACCCTCGTTTTAGGGGCGTAGAAGGCATATAACGGAAAAAGTCGCTGGCTTTCAGCGACTTCTTCGTACCCCCTCAGGGGGTCGAATGGTCGCTGAGTATCAGCGTTTTGTAAAATTGGGGTCCCGTAACACATACTTTTGGGGTCTTATTTCCCGGCGGTCAGCCGTTCGATGACGCTCGCCAGCCTGGCTATGGTCTCCTGCTGGCTGGCGATGATCCGCATCGCATCATCGCTCTGCCTCGGTAAGTGGCCGAAATTTTGAAATAAATTAGGCTCACTTACTCCGAACGTCTCCGCAAACTTGTCGATAAATTTATCGCTGAGTCCGTTCGTTCCGACCTCAATGTTATTGAGTGCCTGAGGTAGGATGCCCAAAGCCTTGGCTATATCACTCTTAGTCATTTGTTTATCTACGATCAGGTGCTTCATTTGCTCTTCGTACCACTTTCTTTTCTGCTCTGCAATTTTCATATAAGTGAAAATAAATGAAAAAAATTTTGGAGGAATAAATTATTTTTATTTATCTTTGTAATGCGAAACAATATCGCCGACTAATAAACGAGGCGAAGTTCACAAAGATAGAGAAAATGTTTACAAAACCCAAAACACTCATCCAGCAACTGATGGAGATGGAGCTCTGGACGGAGGCTGAAATCAAGTCCAGGGTGTTCAAGACGTCATCCGTCCGCGTGGCGGTGACCAAGCTGCGTAAGCAGGGATACGACTTCCTTGTGACGGAGAAAGGCATCTATGACGGATGCAAGGTAACGAGAACACGCTAACACAACATCACCCGGGGAGGGGAATCACAATGTAACTCTTTTCATTGCAATCGGAATCCTTCTTCATATCACAGTTTTTCCCCTCCCTTTCTTATGGCTATGCGAACCATCCAATACAAAGACATCAAGGAGCGCCTCACCCTGCTGGGTCAGGAGGCGCACACGATTGACGGCAAGAAGCGTAAATATGCCAAATGGCATTTCTCGCCGGGGACACTCAACGACGGGGTCGATTACGCATCGCCCGAGTACCTTGACCCGATCATCTTCTTCACGAAGCGCCCCGCGACCAACGACGCCGCCAGGCGCATCGCCTACCTGTTCGAACTCGACATCAAATGGAGATGAACGCCGCCGACGCCCTCGACCGCTTCGCCGGACTTTGCGACAGGCTCTGCCGCCTGATCGACGCGACCGACGACAAGATCTCCGCCCTGGAGAGGAAGGTCCGCGACCTCGAGGCCGGACAGGCCGAGCTGATGACCGCCACGGATGTGGCGAAGGCCACCGGCTGGTCGAAGTCCGCCGTGGCGAAGTGGGTTGAGACGGGGTTCATCAAGTCCGTGCATGTGACGGGCAAGAAGAACCCGCTCATCCCCGCCAGCGAGGTGGAGACCATCCTCAACCGCCGGGGCATCGGCAAGAACTATGGGGGGATCAGGTGATGGAATGCTCCGACAAGTGCAAGTTTTTCCGCTGGTGGTACAACCGCCGCTACGACGAACCCGAGGACTTCTGCCGCCTCCTCCGCCGGAGGGTCTTCTTCGGCCCCGGCCACGACTGCAAGCACGGAATAGAGAAACAACCAACCAGATAACCATGAAATCGAACCTCTGGAAAGCATTCGTCATCGGGATGATGATAGTCTGCACCGCCTTGTTCATCGCCTGCCTCATCGCGGGGTTCAGCGGCAAGGCCCATTGCTTCATCACCGCCATCATCTTCGCCATGGGCGCGCTCGTCAATGCGGATGAGCTGGCGGACATCATCAAGGAGAACAAGTAGCATGCTCAGTCGCAACGACAGGATCATCGTGGAGGCCATCAAGAAGGCCCAGGTCGTCGAGATCAGGCTTCTCGACCGCGGAGCGGAACATACCGTCCGCATCACGCGCGACTCCCGTTGTTGCCACGACATAGCGCTGGCCGTTCAGGACTACCTGAAGCGATCGGCGAAATAACCCCCGCCGGAGGGCATCCGGCAAAGGCGAACACCGGCCTTCTCAAGAACGATGGTAGAAAGTGCGGCGACAAATTTACGCCGCGTGGGGTAACGGCCTACATTAAGATTCGCGGGGCGCGTCCATAGCATAAGGATGCCAAGTAGGTTCCGGGGGAACCGAAAACGGCAAGGGAGGAAAGCATAACTCCTTGCGTCCCGGCCTGTAATGGGCGCGGCATCCGCCGCAAGGTCTAAAGCCCTTTGAAACGCAGATAGCAGGAAACGAAAACACTTCAAGATATGGAATGGAAATACACCAAGGAGAACCCTCTCCGCGTGGTCACCCTCTGCTCCGGCTATGATAGCCAGCTGATGGCGATCCGCAACCTGGGCATCCCCTATGAGTGCGTCGGCTGGTCGGAGATCGACACCTACGCCATCCGCGCCCACAACGCCGTGTTCCCCGAACTCGCGGGAAAGAACCTCGGCGACATGACCAAGATAGACTGGGACCTCGTCGATGACTTCGACCTCCTGTTCTACTCCACGCCCTGCACCGACTTTTCCAACGCGGGCAAGCAGGCAGGCGGAGAGGAGGGGAGCGGAACGCGCTCCTCGATCCTCTGGTGGACGCGCTACGCCGTCCAGAAGAAGAAGCCGAAATACCTCATCATGGAGAACGTCAAGGCGCTGGTCAGCGACAAATTCCGTCCGCTCTTCCACAAGTGGTGCGATGAGCTTCAATCTTACGGTTACACGAACTTCGCCCAGGTGCTGAACGCAAAGGACTACGGCATCCCGCAGAACAGGGAGCGCATCTTCGTGGTTTCCATCCTCGGCGACGCCTGGTTCAACTTCCCCCAGCCGTTCCCGCTCAAGCTCCGGCTCAAGGACATGCTGGAGGAGAAGGTCGACGAGAAATACTATCTCCCTCAGGACAAGGTAGACCAGTTCATCGAGCAGCTCGACGATGAAAAGAAGGCTCTCATCGAGGCCGATTAACACCACCCCGTCCGGCATGGCTTACGGGATCAAGGCGAACTATTTCAAGAACGCAAGCCTGACGACCCTCACAGGGGGGGGGGCATCACTTCCCCTGTACCGGCGTGATGGAGATTTATGAAGACGACTCCCCTCAACACGGACATTGACGGCAACGCCTCCACCATCCTGGCGGGATACTACAAGTACGGCGTGGCGACCTTGATGCTCGGCAACTACGGAACGAGCGGAACAATAATCCTTGAGGCATATGAAAGCCCTATCGGCGCGGAATCCGCAGAAGAACTACGGCAGGGCTGAGTGGAGCGACATCGCCGCCACCCTGCTGGCAACGGACTACAAAGCCCCCCCCCTGTGCCTGATCTATGAAGATTGTACCAATCAACACGACGGCTGACGGCTGCGCGTTCGCGATACGGACTGGGTATGAGCGCCACGCCTACCTCAATGGGATGACTCGGGGGGGGGGGCTTCTATCCGGCAACGGGAGTCCTGGAGGTCGAGGACGATACTCAACGCCTGTGCGGATGGGACTTGCAAGACGATATTCGCCCGGCTGGGACGGCTGAGTTGGGAGAACTACCTCGGTAGGCTGGAACACGGCGGCTGGGATTGCCAAATGACCTGCATTCTTGAAACCTATGAAGATTGACGACACCATCCTGAAGGTCCGATTTACGCGAAACCGTATCGAGGGAATCCTGAACTATCCGTACATATTTCTCCCTCATACACCCTCCCGCCCATGTGTCTTCGACTCGTTCCACGGCACAATCGGATTCTACATTTTCCCTTTCGCAGTAACCACGCGGATCAACGCCAGCAACCAAGTATTCCTGAAGGTCTATGAAGACGTGGATGATCCCGCTCAAGGGCAAGGGGCATGAGGTCACGGCGCGGAACATCGCGCTGGGGGAGCCTATGGAACTCGCCCGGCCCTTGACCACGGACGAATGGGACAACGCATTGCTATATGAGAAACAAGAGGCTGATGTGGGTCACGGAGAAGGCCTTTAGGATGCGATTAGGGGGGGGGGCAGTACGAACTCGACGGATACAACCAGCAGGTGCTGACAGACGGGGTATCCTACGCCATCACGACCCGCACCTTCGGCGACAACAACCATTTCCTGCTGGAGGTAGATGAATGACTCGATAAGAATCCGCCAGGCCACGAAGAGGGGCTACATTGAAGTTCCACGGGGGGGGTGTTCGACGGGTCGTACCTTACAAGCAAGACACGCAGGGGCAGATACCAGAACGGCCTCTGCCCGACGCTGACCGCCGGGGAGCCGGAGATATACTACTATGAAGGAATCGAAGAAGCCTGAAGGCCTGTGGTACAACGGGCGCTTCTGCCCGGTCTGGAGTTCGCTCCATTGGAATGCCACAACGGGCTTCTATAGGGGGGGGCTTAAAGACCTCGCGAGGGCATGCAAATGCGATGACTCGCTTGCAGTCGTAGTTGAATATGACACCGAAACTGATACGGATAGGTAACATTTACGGATCACAATACGGCCCCTCATTCGCCGGCAATGTCTATAATCCGTCAGGCTTATCCCCGGCGATAATGACTATGCAGGGGGGGGGCAGAGAACCGATGATAGCGACCTATGAGGACGGACGAGACGATATGCCTCAACAGCAAGGTTGACGGGAAGCAGCCATCTCTTGCCGATCGGATATACTACGGGGGGGGGTGTATGACGGCGATCACTACCGGCTGGCATCAGTATGTGCTTTATGAAGAAGATAATGGTCCGATACCCTCACGGGTACTATAGGGGGGGGGCATGGGAGAACGAGTATTCACCGACCCTGACCACATCCGCCTGGGAGTTCAACAACTATGTCCTTGAGATTGATTGCCACGATGGTGATGACGCGGGAGCGGAGCGAGGAGGAGAAACGCCGTAGGCATCTCCACGGAGACCGCGGCGCGAAGTTCAGCAAGGGAAAGATTCCAAAGCTCGCCCCCCCCCCATATCATAGGAACGATAACCACTTTCATCACGAAGGACATCCTGATAGCGGAGATATATGATGATCGGTAACATCTACCCATCGAACGGCCAGAACGGCGAGATACACACCACGGGCGACTGCTCCCCGGCAATCATATCCGGGCAGGGCGTAAAGGGCAGAGGCATCGGAAGCTGCAACGCGCCGAAGATCATCCTATACGACGACTACAACCACAAGATTGCCCCCCCCTATGGGTCGGTACGGTAGTCCAGAACTTCGGCCGGTCCGCCTGGCGCAACGGCTGGAAACTGATAGAGATCTATGAAGGCGATGCAGAGGGTGGGCGACAGGGATAAGACCTGCTGGAGCGTCAAGGACATCGCGTTCACGATAACCGCCAACGCCCAGAGCAAGGTTCAGCTGATAGTTGACTATGAAACCGCAGATAATCCCGATCGGGATGATATGGAAGAGTGAGGCCAACGGCTGGGTGTATCATAGGGGGGGGGGCTCTCCCCGACCCTGTGCTGCGGCGCGCATAACGGAGTACAACCAAAGATTAATGACAATATGGCAAAGATTTATCGTATCAGGAAGCTCACTCCGCGCGAGTGCGGAAGACTTATGGGATGCAGTGATGCGGACCTTGATAGAATGATCCGCTACCCCTATCGGCCTGATGAAAACGGAGAGTGGACTCTACCGAAAGGCGTAGATGAACAGATGGCAAAAAAGATGAGAATAAGTGAATCTCAACTTTATAAATGTTTCGGGAATAGCATTGTCGTTCAAGTCCTTGAAGGGATTTTCACTCAATTACTGAGGGCCGATGGAGACTGCCTTTTTTGAAGAATGGAAAGACATAGCCGGTTTTGAGGGGGTATATCAGGTATCTACCCTCGGACGTGTCCGCTCATGTGATAGATACCTCCGAGCATGCCACGGAGGCAGACAGTTTAAAAAAGGACAAATAATAAGTCCCAAACGAATGCGGAACGGCTACTTTACCGTCGGTCTAAGTTATAACGGTAGGGTTAAGCGCATGTATATTCATAGGCTTGTGGCAACGGTTTTCTTGTCTAATCCGAATTCCTATCCAGAAATAAACCACAGGGATGAGGATAAAGGGAATAACCGCTTTGACAACCTGGAATGGTGTTCTCATAGGTACAACATCAATTATGGTACGACCGCGAAGAGAATAAGCATATCCCACCTCAATGGTGGATATGGGAAAAAACCAGTTGCGCAGCTCAAAGATGGGGTAGAAGTCGCCAGATACGATAGCGCCGCAGATGCATCAAGAGCAACGGGCATTGACGCCTCCGCGATCCGAAAGGTATGTTTATCTAAGGAAAAGCACAACACGGCTGGCGGGTTCAGGTGGGTCTCCGTTTAGGCGTCTTTGCTCAACTCTTTATTTTGACAATCATTGGGGCGAATTCTTCTTTTCTCGTCAAGACATCAAGGCGGCGTAACGCCCCCGCCGCCGACTTTCAACGGGCTCCGCCGCCGGTGTACAAACCAGGCAAGCATTACAAATCCGTCCGCTGGTCGCGGAGTCCGATTTTGAGCCATACCAAAGGATAAGCCGTACGTTATGAATTGATTATTGGTTGGTTGCAGTCCGGGCGGAACGCTTATCGCCGCCCTTTGACATACCAGGCACACGAAACACAACACCTTAACACACACAACACCATGAAAGAGAACAATGAAGTGCAGCCGGCACAGGCCGCTGCCGCGGGATTCCCCGCCCTCAAGAACCTGCCCGACCTCTCCAAGTGCGAGGTCGAGCCCATCGAGCTCGTCGGAGACTACTGGTCTCCCGAAACCGCCGGCGAGAAGAAGCGCGTCTTCTTCTACGACTTCTCCACGCAGTCCGTCCTCGACCAGGCCACGGGCGAGGAGCGCGACCTGAACATCGTCCGCTTCATCGAACCCACGGGCGGCGACTACCGCCTCATCCGCAACGGCAGCGCCCGCCTCGTCGGCCAGTTCGAGCAGATGGCGCGCTCGCTCTCCGTGGGCGACGCCTTCGAGATCACCTATCTCGGCAAGAAGAAGACCACGACCGGCAAGCAGGCCGACTCCTGGAGCGTCAAACGGATCATCCTGAAGTAGCCATGGACGCACAGCAAGCGAAGAACCTCCTCGGCGTCGATGACCGCGATCTCTTCAGCGTCCTTGACGCACCGACCGAGGAGACTGCACAGCAGCCCGTGCAGCTCCAGTTCGACCGCGACGAGTACCTCGACTTCGAGCAACTGAAATGGCTGCTCGCCGAGGCTCCCGTATCCGGCACGAAAAAGCCGTCCTGCAAGTCTCTCAGCGTCCATGGGCGCGTCGTGCAGGACAAGATGCAAAAGTACCTTGACGCGCGCGGAGAGAGCTCCAGCGCCCTGAAAGAGGCCTTGAAAAGCCCGCGCCACTACCTGATCTACAAGAACGAGAAACAGCTGGAGGAGGACAAGACCCACTTCACGCTCGGCACGTTCATCCACTCCGCCTTCCTTGAGCCCACGAAGTTCAACAAGGTGAAGGTTCTGCCCGAGGCGAACAAGTCGTCGAAGGCCGGCGTCCAGACGCTCATCAAGTTCTACTGGGAGCTGCTCTGCCGTCCGCACACCCTGCTGGACGATGCGAACATGAACGACCTGAAGGACATCCTCCTCGACCTGGAGACGGCGGCCGCCGCCCAGGGTTACACGTTCATCTCGCCCGACATGCTCAAGGTCGTGGACATCATCCGCGCCTCCTACAAGACCTACGGCGGCGGCATCCTGCCGAAGCTGGTGTCGCTTGGCCGCACGGAGGTGTCGATGTACGGCAAGGACCCCGGCACCGGCCTCAGGGTCAAGATCCGCCCCGACTGCATGCTCCTGGAGGAGCAGATCGGCGCGAACGTCATCTTGTCCGTGAAGAGCACCAGCGCGACGAGCATCGAGGGTTTCATGCGTGACGCGGCGAAATACCGCTACCACCTGGCGGAGGGGATGTATCTCCAGGTCGCCAGCGAGGTCACGGGCCGCCATTTCGCGGGTACGCTGATGCTGGTCGCCCAGACCGTCGTGCCGTACCAGTGCTTCCTGCTCTGGCTCGACGCCGAAGACCTCGCCTGTGGCAAGTACGCCTACCAGCAGGCCATCGACATCGTGCGCCAATGCAAGGACGCCGATTCGTGGCCGGGCTTCGAGACCTACGCCGAGGAGGACGCCCACGGCATCATCCAGGCACGGTTCCCCGCGTGGATCAAGAACGAACTCAAACCGCAGTACATACCCGAACTCTCGACGGATAACATCGACTGACGATGGCGAAGAAACGCTGGATAAAGGTCTATTACGACATGGTGGGATGGGAGTGGTACAACACTCCTGGGATGCTCGACCTTTGGGTCCGGCTGCTGCTCAACGCCGACGAGAACGGGGTCGTCGAGATCTCGGTGAACAGGTTCGCCCAGGAGTGCGGGGTCTCCCGCCAGAGACTCCGCACGATGCTGGGCAACCTTGTTTTAACCAAGCAGATAACCAAGTCCGCAACCAAGTCCCCAACCAAGTCTGCAACCAAGTTAATCATCTGCAACTATGCGAGTTATCAAGGGTCGCCACCAAGTTCGCAACCAAGTCTGCAACCAAGTTCGCAACCAAGTTCGCAACCAAGTTTTAACCAAGTAGACGAGGCCGTACCTATTTCCTCTTCTTCGAAGAGTAAACATAATAGAGAACAAGAAAAGAAAGAAATACTAAAGAAAGAAAGTCCGGCCAACGAGAAATTCCTCCATTTCCTCGAGTGGATAAAGAAGAACGCCCCCCGCGTCGCGATGCTCGAGAAGCCGTTCACGGAGGCGCAGTATGAGAAACTCAGGCTGGAGTTCACGGGCGAGGAGATGAAGGAGATCCTCACGCAGATGAACAACTACAAGCCGCTCCTGTCGAAGTACGTCAGCGCCTACGACACCTGCCGCAACTGGCTGGCCAGGGAACGTGAGAGGGGATCGCCGGCGACCGCCGCCCCGAAGAAAACAAACCAAACCACGACAAAATCCGTCAACTCACTATGGAATCGAGATTAGACATCAAGGCATTGCTCAAGGACTGGCAGATGGCGTCCGCCATCCAGCGCCACTGCGTGGTCGTGCCGTTCGAGGACGTGATGTCGCTGATCTGGGAGATCGGCCGCCGCCTGTGCCCCGACTTCTCCCTGGACGGCAAGAACGGGTTCGTCTACCGCAACATCGCCCTGTGGATGCTCGGCAGCCAGGAGACCCTGGCGCAAGACGCCTCAGGCCAGATCGTCCGCGGCGACATCACAAGGGGTTTGTACCTCGCCGGACCCACGGGAACGGGGAAGACGCTCTGCATGCGCGTGTTCCATAATTTCGCCAAGTGCCTCGGCCTGAACTACACGATAGGGGACAAGCTCCAGTACATAGACCTGAACTTCTACCGCGCCGACCTGATCTGCGACGACTACGCCAAGGAGGGCGACCTCCAGAAATTCAAGCAGATGCCGATCCTCTCCATCGAGGATCTCGGCAGCGAGAATCAGGAGACGCTCTACATGGGCAACCGCCGCAACGTCATCCAGAGCATCCTCGAGGCGCGCGGCGACCGCCCTCTCCAGCTGACGAACATCACCAGCAACATCCCCATAGAACATCTCGGGGATACCTACGGCGATCGCGTCCAGAGCCGCGCCTACTCGATGTTCAACTACTACATCCTGTCCGGCAGCGACCGAAGAAAATAGAACCATCATGATAATCACGCTTATGAAACCAAGAAACATTAACCCGAATCCACACAGGAGCCGGTCGCAGAAGGCCGCCATCCTGAAGTACCTCCAGGCCGGAGGTACGCTCACCCCGCTGGAGGCCGTGCGGATCATCGGAACGATGAAGCTCGCCACGCGCGTATCCGAACTCATCAGCGAAGGCCACTCCGAAATCAGGAAGCGGATGGTCTACGTCATGCCGGACGGCCTCGGCGGCCATCCCTACCGCAACGAACTCGTCCGCGTGATGCAGTATTACATTCCCGCGGAACTCAGGAAACCAGCCAAGGCTTAAACATACGATCCTGGGCGGACTCCGACCCCTTAAACCAAAAACAAGAGGAATTGCGATGTGTTATTGGGGTTCGCCCAGGGTTTCAATAGCTATGTACCAGATATCAAATACCGACTACGCCACGATGCTGCGCACGCTCCGCGCCTTCTGCGAGACCAAGGGGACTACCATCCGCGAACAGGAGGATCGGAGGAAAGCCGCGCTGCTGCGGCGGAAGCTGGAAAGGAAGAACAGGATAGACTAAAAACACACAACTATGGACTACAAGAAACAAGAAGAGCTGGCGGAGCTCGCCAGGCCGCTCCAGGAGTGGCTGATGAAGAACTATGGGCCGCATAACGAGATCATCGTCGACTTCAACGGCGTGAGCGTCAAGGAGAGTACGATGTTCACAAGGATCATGTAGGGATGGGAACAAACGACACAAGATACGAGGCCGCGCTGGAGCGCGCCCGCAAGCTCCGTGACTCGCAATACCAGACGATGAATGCCAGGAGGGTCGTGGAGGAGATCTTCCCCGAGCTCGCCGAGAGCGAGGACGAGAGGATAAGGAAAAGAATCAAATTGTGCCTTGAAGAGTGTGTGCATGGTGACATTATTCGCGACTATGAGGCGGAGAGTGCTATTACCTGGCTCGAAAAGCAAATAGAGCAGAAGCCTGGTGATATAGAACGAGAATGGTACAACAAAGGCTATCTTGAAGGTAGGAAGAATGCACATATTCCGGCAAGAGAATTAGGACTGCCTAAAAAATACGATGTGTTCAATGAGCAGAAGCCCGCAGAGAAACAAGACTACTCTGGCCTCTCCGACCTTGAACGAGCAATCCATCGGGGTTTTCTTGTAGCTGGTGTGGAGAATGTCCCTGTCACCATCATCAAGGAGACGGCACAAGAATGTCAGCGAAGGATTAAGCCCGCAGAGTGGAGCGAGGGGGATGAGGCATTTATAGACTTACTTATCGGTATTCTCAATACTGAACATCCAAATGGTTTATTCACAATGAGCCCGGAGCAGTCAGCTGCATTAAAATGTGAGCTAATGCCCGTAAATAGAATCATTGACTGGCTCAAATCCCTCCGTCCCCAGCCTCATTGGAAGCCCAGCGAGGAGCAGATGGCGGGACTTTGCAGAGGCATTTTAAATACAAGTGAAGGTTCAGATGCCAGAGAAGCTCTTGAATCTCTCTATGCTGACCTCAAAAAACTGATGTAATATGACACAGGCAGAAATCGAAAATATGTTCGGTATAAATCTTATGACTCAAGAAGAATATGAATCCATTCCAAAGATAAGGGGATGGGTAACGAGGGATAAAGAGGGAACGTGTGTGATTTACAAAGTAAAACCACGGAGATACAACGATGAAATGTGGTGTTCAGCTGGCGATGGTTGTATCGTAATTGATTTGGATATATTCAAAGACCTCAAATGGGAAGACGATCCAATCGAAGTAGAACTGATGATCCGAAAAGTATGAAATGCAACAAGTGTAACACTGAGATGGATGAGCAATATCCGTTTCTCTTCTGCCAAAGATGTGGGGCGAAGTTTCAGCATTTCGGGGCGACCAGCTATTGCCTCCTTCTTCTGGATTTGGAAAACGGGCTGATCTATGAGTTCCCATTTGAGAATAAACCAAAGAGGTGGTGGCAGAAAATATGGAGGAAGAAGAAATGACAAGAGCAGAAGAAGCCGCGATGGAGGCTTACCCAAATGCAAGAGAGTATGGATGTGATACGCCGTATAATCCAGATGAATGTAGACGTGCTTACATTGACGGCTATAAACAGGCCGAGAAAGACTTGGCGTTGACCACCGAGGATATTAAAATGATTGATGATATTCTTATTAGGATAGATAGAGTTCCCAATGTGGATATGTCAAGAAAGGAGTTTTATGAAGAAGTCTTACGAAGATTCAAGGAGGATAAGAAATGAGTATGTGTTACGATTGTAAATTTTACGACTGCGCTTTTCGAAGATACGGTGGAGGGTGTGACGTTGGTCTTCTTGAAGACCCAAAAACTCCAATAGAAAGCAATCCATTCGACTGGGCCTCGTTTCGCAACGAGGCGGCGAAGGATATACTCTGCTCTCTCCTGCAAGGCCCTTACACAAGGACTGCTGTCGTAGACGAGTCTGTAAGAATGGCAGACGAACTAATAGAAAAGTTGAAGGAGGAGAAGAAATGAATGCTCCTGGTAAAATCTACATAAATATCCCGAAGTGTAATGGCGATTTAGACTCTGCGACTTGGGATGATAGGGAGTATGCCGATTGCGAAAATGTTGAGTACATCCGCAAGGATGCGCTGATGGAGTGGCTGAAAGGAAGAATGGATAGACTTGACGCAGTATCTCAGCTGATTCCCTCTTCTGCTTTGGCCGGGAAATACGACGGAATGAAAGAAGTAATCGAAAAGATAGAATCGTTATGACCTTTGGAGAATTTAAGAAACTCGAATATCCAGACCAACTTCCACTTGAGTTGGTTCTTTCGCAAATTATGTATGACGGGCTATTAAGTACAGAGCAAGTAATGTCTGCCTATACTCGCGCCATCGAGAAAGACAGGTGGAAACGAAAAATGCGCTTTGAGGAGGCTTGTACCAACCTTACTCAATTGCTGAACGGTCTTTGGCGTGGAAAAGATTTGAAAAAAGCACAACAACGGGCAATTCATACTCTCAATATGTCGGAAACACTTCCACATAACATCTATAATGATATGTATGATTACACAGAAGAAACCAAGAAAGAATGGGACGAGTTCTGCGAAATGATTTATGGCAAGGAGATACAGTTATGACCGACAAAGAAAAAATCCGCGCCGAGATCGAGCGGCGATATGCCGAATATAAAACTGGATATGAACTTACCGGTAGTAGTTATTGCGACGGTGCTATGGACGCTCTTGACGATCTCGAGCAATTCATCGACTCCCTGCCGGAAGAAAAGAAAAATCCCCTCTTCGAGAAATGCCTTGCCGAGGTTGACCCCGAAGTGAAAAAGGAAGTCAACGAAAATGTAGACGAAATGCTGAAAGCCCCCAATCCCGAAGAGGCGATGAAAATTCTCGACGAGAAAATCGCCAAGGCGTCGGAGGATTGGAAAGGGGTTAATGCAAACGAGTATATGGAGAAGGTAAGATGTGGAGCAGACTGCGATTGCAAATATGTTGGTTGTCACATCAATGCCGAGAGAAGATGGTGTCATTTTCTTGAAAACGAGATTCCATATGATAGATGTGGCGTCATTTGCAGAAAATATGAAAAGAAATGCAAAGAATCTTTAACTATCCCAGAAATATGTAAAGAAAATGGCGATTCCTTTACATATCCGGGGTTGGAGGAGGCGGCAGAAAATGGAGCAACCAAGTATTATGCGGATGGTGGTTACGGGCCATTCCCGAACACCGAAAAAGCGGCATTTACGGCTGGCTTCATCGCTGGAGTGGAGTGGCTGAAAAGGAAGATGATGGAGGAGGCCGTGGAAACTTGTGTCGATGATTTGAATGGTGACATCTACAATCGCTGTATCGAAAGGGGGTTGACCGGTGAGGACAAAGTGAAACTAATAATCCTGAAAGATGGTGAAAGTTAAAGAATTTATCGAAGCTCTCCAGGGGCTGGATCAGGAGGCAAATATCTGGTTGATGTACGACCCTCCGTTTGCCTGTACGAAGCCCAAGGTGACGCATCTCGTCGGAGCCGATGAGGTGTATGCGAATATGTACGCAGATGATGGTGTCAGCGCCGGAGACTATGCAATAATCTGTTGGTAATGCCCCGCAAGAAGAAAACCAATGACGAGCCGATGCCCTCGCTCAAGGAGCAGGTGGAGCGGTACATCTTCGAGGGGATCTCGGAGTTCGAGCAGGTGTCCGGCCTGAAGGTCGAGCGCGTCGAGATCAAGCACCACCGCGCCATCGGATTCGGGGCGAAGCCCGTCATGGAAGTGAACATAATAACTGAATAGATATGGCAGAAATCGTAGTATTCAACCGGATCAGCAATCCGAGGGAGAGGCCGAGGACCAATTCCCCCTCCCTGTATTTTTCCTCCACGAACGGCGTGGTGTACATCTCCACGAAGGCGACGCAGCTCCTGGGCCTCGAGGCCGGCGACAAGGTGGAGATCGTATGCGCCAAGCCGGCCGGAGGACTCCGCATCGGCGTCCGCAAGACGGACAGCATCAACGGGTTCGAGGTGCATCCCAAGAGGACGGGGATGTGCTTCTCCTCCGCAAGCCTCGTCAGCCAGATGCTGACAATGCTCGGCAGTGTCAGGAGCCGCACCATCCAGCTGGAGGAAACGCCGTCGAACGGAATTTATTGGTCGGAACGCTCAAGTATAGACAGACGGACATGGGCGCGATAAGATATTTCGAGAAATATCTCGACAACCTTGAGCAGTGGCTTGTGTCGAAATACCCTACCACGATTGTCCGAGACAGGTACGACGGGGTCTATAGCTGCGCCCCTTGGCTCGCCTTTATCGAGTTGCCGGGAACGGTCCCGCCCGAGATATTCGGCGATGATGACGAGTGCGCCCATTACTTCTCCAACGAGAGATTTTTATTTGAAATCATCGGCCGCGGGACTACGCCGCAGGGCGCGCTCGAGGTTCTTGAGCGGGAGGTAAGGGCAACGCTTAAAAAGTACGGCAGATGATCCACATCATAATCCCCTGCTACAACATGAGGCGCTACGTTGCCGAGACCATCGCCTCGGTGAAGGCGCAGACCGCAGACGGCTGGGAATGCATCATCGTTGATGACGGCAGCGGCGACGGCAGCGGCCAGCTCGTCCGCAGCCTGACCGCCGGCGACGACCGTTTCATCGTGATCGGCTGGAAGCGGAACAGGGGCGTTGCCGCAGCGCGTAACTCCGCTATCCATACCATAGAAGGAGATGAGGGATACGTCCTGCCGCTGGATGCCGACGACCGCCTGCTGCCCCACGCCATAGAGACCTTCGCCAAGACCTGGGAGGCGCATCCCGACGCCTCACTCCTCGTTCCGCAGATCATCCGCTTCGACCCTCAGGGGCATCGCCAGGTGCAGGAAAGGGTCTGGAACGGCTACGAAGACCTGAAAGAGCGCTGCACCCCAACGAACTCCTCCTGCTTCAAGTTGAAAGACTTCTACCGCGTGGGCGGATATCGCTCTTGGTCGATGTATGAGGACTGGGAGTTCTGGCTCCGCCTCCTCTACCACAACGACCGCGTGGTGAACATCAACGAGCCGCTGGTCGAATACCGCATCCACGGCGACTCACGCTGGCACAAGGCCGTGCGGAACCACGACTGGGAGGTCAGCCAGATAAAACGTATGAACCCTCAAATCTTCAAGAAATGAACCTCGACAAAGAAATCCTCGTCGTGATTCCCTACCTCGCAAAGGGGGCGCAGGGGAATGAGCTGGAGCTCGCCGTCACCGGCTGGCGGCTGTTCTTCAAAGAGCCGTACCACATCGTGGTGGTGGGAGACTACCACCACATCGTCGAGACCGGCGGCGACATCTCCTTCATCGAATGTCCGCAGATCGCGCCCATTGAGGGGCAGTATCTGCCGCACCTGGATCATGTGAACAAGTTCAGCGCCGTCATGAGCCAGATCTTCGGCTTCCATGGCTTTGTCTACACCTGCGATGATATCTACCCCACGGCGGACTTCGACATCTGGGACATCATCCGGCCAAAGGAGCCCGTCCGCGGCTTCGACTTCGAGGTCTCGGACATAAAGGGCAAGAAGCCGGACTGGTACACCGACAAGATGAAGACCGGGGAGCTCTGCGACCACCTCGGCATTCCCCGCAGGAACTGGGTGTGCCACCTTCCAGTGTACTACTATTGGGACAGGTGGTGGTGTTTCTGCAAGAGATTAGATATGGCCAACAAGAGCTATATCATGGAGAACATCTACTTCAACATTGAGTACAGGAACCCACACGCCGTGAGCGAGCGCCTGTACCACGATGAGGTGACGACATCCGTGCCGGACATCCGGCCGCTGGGGAGCGTGAAGTGGGTGAGCAACGCGAACTCCGGCTGGAGTCCGCGCCTGGAGCAGATGCTCCGCGACTATTACAAGGCTTGTAAAGGCAAGCGATAAAAGTTTCCACACCTAAAGTCCCCGTAAAGGAGCGGGGAGGGTTGACAGTTTAGTTTTTTGTTGTGATCCCCGGCGGAGAAATCCGCCGGGGTTTTTTCGTTTTGGGAAAGATAGACCGAACAAGCGGGCGGGTACTCCTATATTCGCAAGTACACTTACTTGAGCGGACTATGTACTACACGATCAACAATACGGCACTCCGGGCGCTCGTCGAAGAGGAGGTGTCCCACATCGCGGACGCGGCCTACGGCGAGGACGGAACGCCCCTGTACGACTCCGTGGCGATCACCAGCAAGGACTGGGACGCGGTCGACGGCTACCTTGAGGACGCCGCCGGCCTCCTCGTCCGCAGGAACGACGACATCGCGCGCCACGCCCCGCTTGTGGTCACGGCCGACGAGGTCACCACCACCACGCCGCGCATCCTGTTCAACGTGCCGGACATGGCCTCGTCGCAGGAGCCGTTCGTGCAGGCGGAATGCGACCGCTACATGGCGGTGTACGCCGCCTGCGCCCTGATGCAGAGCCGCCGCCCGACCGTGGTGCCGGAGCTGACCAGCCGCATCCAGAACGCGCTGGACGACGTGAAGTCTATGCTTAGAAAACGGGAAGACCCGTCGAGGACATAATGGAGACCGTAACGATAAACATCACAAGGGCGAGCGTCCTGGCCGACATGAAGGTGAAATCCCACGCGGAGGTCGCCTCCACGGAGGACGACAAGGCCCGCTACCTGTCCGAGCTGGGCACGGAGAAGACCCAGGAGGCGAACCAGTGCATTAACGACGCCGCGGCGGAGGTGGTGTCGGTCCTTCGGCCTTTCGCCGCCACGGTGACGGGCACGGAGACGGCCGGCGACGCCTACGACACCACGGCCACGATCGCCTTCACGCTCTCCGTGACCGCAAGGAAATCCCCCGGCATGGCGAAGGCTCTCGCGAACCTCATCCACCCGTACATCGTGGACTCCGCCCTCGACAAGTTCTACGTCGCGGTGTCGCGCCCCGACCTGGCGGAACGTCACCGCGCGAGGCTGGCCTCGGAGATAGCGGCCATCCAGGGAATACTCTACCGCCGCCAGGCACCCACATACGCCACATCATGAAGACCCGCACCATAACCATCCCGAAGAAGGATGTCTTCTTCGACGTAGACGCCGCCACGCACGTCTTCTCCGTGGCGTCGGGGCAGAACCCCCAGCGCTCGGACGCGCTGGAGTCCGACACCCTCGACCCCACGAACCTGTCGATGATAACGCGCTACGCCGACCGCGCCGTGGCGAAGCTCCGCGAGGCGATCTCGCGCTTCCTGACGAGCGAGACGGCGACGGCGGCCGAGGTCGCCCTGTCGTCCGCCACGGACTACGAATTCTCCCTGTCGGTGGAGGATGCCTTCCAGGACGAGCTCCTCGCCCCGCTGGCCTTGGCGATGGAGTCGTATGTGGCGCACTGCGCGATAGCGGACTGGTACCGCGCCGCCGGCGACGCCCAGGCCGCAGCCTACGTCCAGGCCACGGACGGCGACGTCATCCGCATCAAGAACTATCTCGTCAACCGCAAATTCCCCGCCCGCTCATGATAACGATCACCATAAAGACGGCGTCACTTCTCAGCGAGCTGAAGGTGAAGTCCTATATGAACACCCTGCGGGTCGTGAACCCCGACGACCGCTACGCCGTGCGCGCCGGCGAGGAGAACGAGAGCGAGCTCAAGCAGGCCATACAGGACGCGTGGCGCGAGGCCATCGCCCTGTGCCGCCGTTTCCTCGATCCCACGGACGACACCACGGGCACGGACGCCACCGTGACCACGCTGACCACGACCGACCAGACCCTGACCTTCGACGTGTCCGTGCGCCGCTCCTCGAACTTCGGGGCGACCCTGGCGGAGGCCATCCACGAATTCCTCGTCGCAGGGTCGCTGCGCCGCTTCTACACCAGCGCCGCGGAGGGGCCTCTCGTCCAGGCATACGCCGCCGGCGAGAACGCCGCCCGCGACCGCATCGTGCGCCTCCTGCACACCAAGACCGAACCCATCTACGACGAATCATAGCCATATGGACACAAGATACACCAAGACCCGGACGGTGACCGTCAAGAAGAAGGACGTATACTTCGACATAGACTACCTGTCGTGGTACTACGCCCACACCTCCGCCGGCGACGACGCCGTGAAAGGCGACGCCATCTCCACGGAGACGGACAGGCCGGGGGGCAGGCGCATCGTTAAGCGCCTCTGCGACCGCAAGGCCAGCGACCTGAAGACGGAGCTGGAGAAATTCCTCGACGTGACGACCGTGACGAGCGCCGACGACACCTACGCCGATGCGAACTGGGTGTTCAACGTCCGCATCACCACCGAGGCCGAGGACAACATCTTCCCCACGCTGGCGGACTACTTCCACCACTACATCGTGGACGGCGCGCTCGCCGCCTACTATGCCGAGATCGGCGTCCAGGGCAACCGCGAGTCGCTCCAGAAGAACTGCGCCGACTACATAGAGAACATCAGGAGACTCGTTTTCCACAGACCGCAGCCGTAGAGATGAACATCACATTGAACACTACAAACATATTCAACGAGATGCGCCTGAAGTCGCACCTCGAGGTGCAGGACATCAAGGACCCGGAGGCCCGCGACAACGCCCGCGCCGGCATCACGAAGACCGACGAGATCAACCGCTGCATCCTCGACGCCCTCGGCCAGCTGGAGCGCCGCTGCCTTCGCTTCCTCACCGAGACCATCGTCCAGGATGCCAGCGACGCCGGGAGCCTGCCGAACTCCTATGTCTTCGACCTCAACCTGTCGGAGCGCAGGGCGGCGAACAAGATCCCCGCGCTGACCGCCGTGATGCACGA